TCATTTCGCACTTACTTTCTGCCATCCCTGTCCTCGCAGGTCGTCGTATCTCTCCGTCATGCTCGCTGATTTATGCCCAAGAATTGCCTGCGCGAAATCCTTCCCGTATTGCTCACGATAAAGCCGTTCAGCCAAACTCCGTATTTCGTGGAACGTTGGCGCACTCCGACCCTCTTCAGGAACAATGCCAGCGGCGACGCGCGCCGCGGTGAACGCGTTCGACAGGCTGTTGCTGTTGATGCGATCGCCGGGCTTAGCCTTTGCTACGTGACGCGTGTGGTGCACGAGGTATCGGCTCAGGATATTGTCCCGACAGTCCTTGACCGCATCGTCGAGCGAGATGCCCAACGCGTCTATCCGAATCGACAGGTCAAGCGCCAGCCGCACCCGACCTTGGCCCTTTCCCTGGATCACGTGCAGGAAGCCATCCCGCTTGTCGGCGGTTTTCATTTCAGCGATATCATCGCGGCGCTGGCCAGAGAGTAGGGCGAGGTTCATCGCGCGCCGCAGCCAGATAGGCCCGAGGTCTCGTATCAGGAGGAACTGCTCCAGGCTTAGCCGCTCGCGCTTCACCACTCGGCTCGGCGTGTATGTGGCGGTGACCGGGTTCCTGCCTTGCTCGATCAGCCCTTGCGTCTCCGCCATCCGAAACACGTCACTCAGGCGCGCGCGCAGGTTCATCGCGGTGGCAGCGCCAACACTCTGCTCGATCTCGATCAGGTATGGCGCCAGATGCGCGGTTGTCACCTCGGATATCCGCATCCAGGCGAAAGGCGCCTCAGTGATCCGCTTCAGGTACATGGTACAGCTGCGCAGGGTATTGTCGGCCGGCGGCAGCTTCGACTGCGACAGCCATAAATCCTTATACAGTGGCAGCCATTCGACCAGTTTATAGTCGGTCTTCCCCAGCACCCAGTCAACGAGCGAGGATGGCTTCTTTGCCGCCAGTGCCGCATTTGCTGACCTGGCTTCAGCGAACGCGCGTGACTTTTCCTTTCCGAGCCCTTTCACCTTGCGGCTTTCTGGATTCATGAAATAGAAATATCCGGCCGTGTTCTGATAGAGATTCGGGGGAAACCCCCGATTCTTGGCCAGTCTGGTACGCCCCATTTAGTCTGCCTTGTAGACGGCCGCCGGCTTCACGCGCCAGATGCGGCCAATTTTCTCCGGCTGCGGATGGATCCGCCCTTCGTGAACCCAGCGCAGCAGCGTATTGTTGTGCGGCACCTTCGAGAAGGTCGTAGCAGCCCATTCCTGCAGAGTGATGAAGCGCGGCTTGATTCCGGTGCGTGCCTGGGCGACTGGCTGACGCTCCAGTTCAAGCATCAATTCGGCAAGCCGCCGCTGTTCTTCTTTGCTGTACATCATGGTGGCGTCTCCCGCACCGGCACCTGGCCAGGCGCATCGCTCGCTGCGAGAAGATCCCGGCGCGCTTTCCAGATCGCAGCTGATGCTGCGCGGTCGAGTGGCACTGCACCGCGCGCTATGGCGTCAGCGCGGCGGCTGGCGACGAGGTCGTAGTGCGGCGCCGCGCGCTTATCCTGAAACCAAGATCGGCGCATGCCTATCGCGGCGGCCATGGCGTGGAGATCGAACAGGTCGACCTGATCCGTGAACATGTGGCAGCTATCTACCTTCCGTCCGCGCAGTACCCAGCCCCATGGCTCCAGGTTGTCAACGTAGATAGCCATTACGCACCACCTTTCAGTTCAACCCGCTTGCCGCAGTGATGGCAAAAGCTGACCCGGTTTTCTTTTGGGTCGCCATCAATGAAAGACCACAGTTCACCGCAGGAGCTTGCCCAGGTGCTTTCAATATTGGCGTCTGGCGACCATGCGCAGATGACTTGCTTCGCTTCAAGCAAATCGGCGACCTCCCGTTCCATCTGACGCGCCAAGGGCGTGATGTACTGGTGCACTTCCTGGAAGTACGTGGTCGACGTCAAGCTCGGGAACCGCATCGAGACTGCCTCGATGCACGCGTCGACGCGCGGCGTGCCGGCGCTCATGCTGCACCCCCCCCAGTCTTGCCCTGCGAGCTTTTTAGCGCATCCAGCGCCTCGCCCGCGATCACCTGCGCCGGCGTGTCGCCGCTCACGTTCAATGCGATTCGGCGCAAGGCCTGCACCAACTCCGAATCTCCCTGAGCGGCATCGGCTCCTGGCGCTGGCTGTGCTGGCGATGGGTACAACGCAATGCGTTTTTCAAAGGCAAATTGAGTGACCGACTGGAATTGAATCATCATCGCTCTCAGCGCCATGATCGTTCCGAAAGTGATTTCCCCTCTGTCGTTCTCCCGTGCGCCCACATGCTCAGCCCACTGTGTCACAGTCCAGTTGATCCGCTCGGTCAACTTCTGCTCAAGCGCTGTTGGCTCGGCGTCTTCCGCCGCCACCTGTGCTGCTGACACAGCAGCAAGTAGTTCAAGTGATGCTTGCGTGATTGCCGCGTAAGCATCTTCGCCTTCAGGATCGCGCTGGTGCAGCATCATGCAGAAATTGGCGATGTCTACAGGATCACCCTTCATCACATGTTGGCAAAGCATAGCCGCCAAGTTTTCGATGCTGCATTGCTCCGGGTCATCCCATCCACTGCGGCCCTTTGCGCGGCTGGATAACATCTTCTCGCTCATAGCCTTAGCAAACTGCTCGATATGGTAGTCGTCACCGGACTTCGATCCATCTGACCGATGCCCTATAGCTGGCGCGCTCGGTGCTGAGGCTGGCTGCTGGCGGCTGGATAAATCGCCCATCGTGTAACGGCGCAGTTCAGCCAGCACCTTGGGTGCGTCTCTCTTCCTGTCGATGGACGAGCAAGCAGCGCCAATTAGACCGCGAGGCACGATTATCGGGTCTTCTATAGCGATCAGCGCCGCTTTCGCCTGTTCCTTGATACCAGCGAGATTCCGCGCAAACTGATGCAGCCATGCTGCGTTGACAGTGATCTGCCCGTCATCATGAACTTTCCCGCCCTTGGGGAAGGCGTCCTCGATAGTGTCGAAGGACGGTGCAGCTTGCGCATGCTGCTGTGGGGCGGCTGCGCGATCAGCCACTTCCAAATTGCGCCCGGCAGTGATGCCGTTTGCGTAAGCTTGCTGAACTGCCGTCGCCACTACTTGTGCGGTGTGTGCTTTTGCATCATGCAGGATAACTACGACTATCTCTGGAGATAAATCGCCTGCGTAGTACGTTTTATCGAGCGCTGACATATCCACCGTCACCACTGCCGCAGCAGGTACTGCTGGCACACCAACCGGCTTCGGCCACGCGAACTCGACGTGATCGCGGTTGTGCATCAGCCAATTCCATTCGTCGCGCGTGAACCAGGCAACTGCGCCCATGTCCGACACACAGATACGCGCCGCCGGATCGTCCGTCATCATGACGTAGCCCGTCTTCGCATAGCCATCGCGCTGCATGATGTCGTCGGTCTTGCGCTCGCACATCGGGCTGGTCGTCGCCACAGTGGCAGCGCGGCGCACCGCATGCACTTCCATCGCCTGGCTGCGTACGGTAGCGATCAGCTCCAGCACAGCGGCAGGGTTGGCGGCGGCGATGTAGTTGGCGTCCTTGCTGCTTGGCGCATGGTCCTCGTCGGAGATCGGGTCCTTCGCGCCGTCGGCGTGGATCGACAGGCCGCGCGCGTACAGGTCGTCGTCGGTGATCTGCCGGGTGTACCAGGGGCCTGGCGTCGCAGCTTTTGCGTGCACTTCCAAATTTTCAATATCCAGCATCTCAATTCTCCAAAACAGTTATGTCGCATGGGCGAACCGGCCCGGCGATGCCTTCCAGGTAGACGATCATTTCCTCGTCACCCTTGTGCCAGCAGAAGCCGGCGATGAAGTACTTCAGGCCGCGGTACAAGACAGGCCGGCATTTCTGCTTGGCGCGGTGGATGCGCATGTCGTGCTGCTCGACCAGGTCGCGCGGCGTCTCGACCGGCACCTGGTCGCGGGCGCTCATGCCGCAGCCCAGATGCCGGCCACCATGCCGACAATGAACATCACGATCAGGGCGAGGGCGATGCGGGCCGCGTCAGGGCTGCGCTCGGCGTTCGGTACTTCGTCGTTGTCGGTCATGGTGTCACCCGACGAAATTCCACGCACCAGACCCATGGGTTGTCCGCCCAACTACCCTCGCCGTTGATCTGCTCCCACAGCTGGCGGTAGGCGTTCACCGCCATCGACTCGCTCGGCGGGAACGTCAGCTTCATACCGATGGCGACCGGTGTCAGGCCAATTCCCTCGGCCACTGCATCGATGTCGCTGATGTCATTCAGCCGCTCCGCGCGCACGCTGATGATCTCCAGCAGGATGCGGCTGGCCCAGCGGGGCATGTGAATGCTTGGCGTCACCTTTGCGCTTGCACTAAGCAGCGCTGCGGCGCGCGAACATCCTTCCACACTGTAGCTGGCGCCGGGTGCGCGGGTGCGCTCAACCCAGTATTGGCCGGTTTCCGGTGTGACTGGCACGTCATGTCGGAACAGGCCACGCTGGTCACCACTGCCGGCGAGCATTGAGCGAATACCGCTTTCACGCACCCATAGGCGATCGCCAGGCTGGCCGTATGGGAACTTACGCCCCTGAATCTCATCCGACGCGCCGAAAATCTCCGAGCCCGGCGCTTCATACCCGCCGTTTTTGATGACGGTAGGATTGTAGAGCCCGACGGTAGGGTTCCAGTATGGCCCAGGGTCTGGCTTGACGATTCGCCGCGTCTGCGTCTTGCTGCCGTCGAGCAGTGCGCGGACCATCGGCGAGGAGAACAAAATTGGCCGCTCTTTCATGCCGCCACCTCGATCAGTTCCATCCGGATGCTGACCTCGTTATCGAAGTCTATCCGGTCGGCGCTCACCAGCTTGATGCCGTCCGATCCGTCCAGCAGCGGCCAACCTTCAACACCTTGCACGGCGAACTCGTGCACCGCGCCAAGGCCGCTGGAGATTTCTTCCGCCAGCGCCCGGCGGCAAAGCATGTTGAGCACAGCGACCACAACATCGTCGTCTGCTTCCGCCAGCCGGTCGTCGGCGCCGCTCCAAAACTCGTTAATCAGCGTGCACAGGGCGATCATCTCGTCGCTCTCAGGCGCGCGCACGTCGACGACGACATCGCTACAGGTATCGTCGAAGGTAAGGGTGTATCGGGCCCAGGTAATCATGCTGCCACCCCGGCCACGTTCGCCACCACGTAGACGCCCTGCGTGCTGCCGACCACGTCGGCGGCTTCCATGGCCTGCAGCAGGCTGGAGGCCCGGTTGTAGGTAATCCGCAGCACGCGCTGCACCAGCGATATCGACGCGCGGTCCTGCTCTCGCACCAGCGCCACGGCGGCCGGGTACAGTGGGTCGGTGGCACTGCCATCGCCATCCGGGATACCACCCAGCCGCATCACTGCGCGCTGCGGCTGCACCGGCTCGTCGCCGGCCGCCGGCCGCGTCACCGGAGGCTCGCCCTCAGCCACGCCGCCCAGCGCCTCGACCAGGTCCGCCAGCAGCTTGGCCAGCTCGCCGCTGACCAGCGCGAAGTCGCCATCGAAGCGCTCAGCGTCGTCCTTGGCGTAGTTTTTCTCCGTCAGCACATCCAACAGCTTCACCGACTTGACGGCCAGGCTCTGGTCCAGCACGAAGCTGATCTTGCTATCCCATGTCATGGCCAGGCGGATGCACTGCTTCCCGGCGGCGATGTGGCGGCGCAACTCGTCCGCCTCGAGCGTGTGGCGCTTCCACTGCACCTGGGCCTTGCTCTCGCCGGTCGCCTGCAGGGTGGCGTCCATGTCGACCGTGAAGCCGGCTGGCGCATCGTCCGCCTGCAGCCACTCGGTCATCACGCCCACCGGTGAGCGCTGCACGCGCAAGCTCTCGACCGGGAACTTGTCGACGGCCTTGAGCAGCAACCTGATGACCTGGTCCGCCTTCGCCGGGCTGGCCGCGCCCACCACCAGCCATCCGTTGACCGGGTCGATCCAGACCCAAGTGCTGTCGCGCTTGGGGAATGCGCGCGGCAGCAGTTCGTCGGCGACGCGCTCGCGCAACTCCTTCATCGCCTTCTTGCCGGGCGCGAAGCCTTGCGCTTCTTCCATCTCGGCGGCGCGCGCCTTCGTCACCTGGTTGATGACGGCCGCCGGAAGCACCTTGGACTCGGTCGTGAGCTTCAGCAGGAACTGGCCGTTGATGACGTGGACCAGCTCGCCGGCCGGGCGCGGCGGCTCCCAGCCCTCGCGCAGCAGTTCGTTGCTGCCGGCCGGCGCGAAGGCCTGCTGCGCCAGCATGCGGTTGAGGGACTCGGCCGAAGTCAGGAAGCCGGGCAGGCGGTACATCTGAAGATTCTTAAACATGGTCAGCCTTTTGTTGGGTTGGGGAAGGGCGGCGATAGGTTTTGGTTAGGCCGCCGTTGACGCTGTGGCCGCGCCGGAGTACTGCGCGCGCCAGCGCCGCCCGGTCGCTGCGGCTGCTGAGCGACTGTCCGAGCAGGCCGAAGTAGCTGTTGGCGGATGCGAACACCTCGTCGGCGTCGATGCGAAGCACGCGGTTGACGGCCTGGCGGACGGTGCGGCGCCGGGTGCGCGTGTTCCATGGCTTGATGACGTGGCCGACGAAGTCGATCCCGCGCGCGACCGGCTGCAAGATGGTCTTGGTCGGGTTCAGGTTCGCGTGCAGCACGCCGGGCAGGAAGGTGTTGATGTCCGTCAGCGCGGCGTTCAGCCACTGCGGCGACTCGTGCAGCAGCACGAAGTCATCCACGTAGCGGATGTAGTGCTGGGCGCGCACGCGGTGCTTCACGTGCTGGTCCAGCGCATCGAGGTAGACGTTCGCGAAGAACTGTGATGACAAATTCCCGATGGGAAGTCCGCGGTGGGCCGGGTGGTTGGCCAGCCGCTTGTGCGCCGGAACCAGCGCCAGCAACTCCGGCGCGCCGCGCAGTTCGAAGTTCTCACGAGGGTCATGGAACAGAATGGTTTCGGCCAAGGCCAGCCACCAGGGCTCCGTGATCCGCGCCGCCAGCTGGCCGTGCAGCACTGCCTTGTCGATGGCGACGAAGAAGTTGGCGAGGTCGCATTTCAGATACCAGACTGGCTTCGACCAGTTCTGGCTGATGCTGCGCACTTTCGCCTCCAGGCGGCCGGCGGCGTACAGCGTGCCACGGCCCGGGATGCATGCGCAGGTATCTGGAATGAATGAGGCGTAGAAGCGCGGCGCCACGTGGTTGTACAGCACATGGTGCACGATACGGTCGGGGAAGTCAGCAGCCCAGACCTCGCGCGGCTTGGGGCGGGTGACGATAAAGCAGACCGAGGTGCCGGGCTTGTACGAGCCGTCGATCAGTTCGTCGTACAGCTGGATCAGGTTGCGCTCAAGGTCCTGCTCGAACACGAGAGCGCTGGGGGTATTGCGCTTGTGGCGCCGGCAGTCGAAGTACGCGACTACCAGCTCCTCAAAAGAGAAGTCTGCATCGGGTTGATCTGCGGACGGCGCGCGCGGCGCCGGCATACGACTTGTGGTTGTTGTTCTGGTTGCCATTGTCGAAGTTCTGGTTCCAAGCGTTAGTCGGGTAGTCGGCGTGCTGCGTCAATTCGTACTATCTACGTCGCCCCGGAGAAGGCTCTCGGCCGATCAGCGGGGTAACTGCGCCAGGCCTTCCCGAACACCGTCGGGCGGTTCCTGTGATGCGCGTGGCGGTGGCCTCGTGAGCCAGCGGTACGACCAGATTAAAATTGCACAGACCTGAATGCCGTAGCGGTCAGGTAGCGGGCAACGATGCGGGCTTCTTCCCACGCCATCCATTGGCCTGCCGGCCGATGCTGCTGGTGATCGCGATTGCCGCGGCATACTGCGCAAGCGAGATCAGCTTCAGGTCCGTCGCCAGCCTGAACAGCAACTCCGTTACCTGGACGTGCTCGATGAGCTTGTTCAGGTAGGGCACCTTGTCGATCGCCACGTTTGCGCGATAGACGAGGGTGGAGAGCTCCAGGCATTCGGCGTTGATCTTCTGGCCGACCGTCGTTTTGAAATCTCGGCGCATGTTCTTGATGAGATTCATCGCCAGGAGCATCAGCTCGTAGGTCGCCTTGTAGATCGGCAGGTCTTTGTGGAGGGCCATGGGTTCCTTAAATTACTAAATTACTGAATTGGCAATCTGCGGACGGCGCGCGCGGCGCCGGCATACGACTTGCGGAGGTAGTTCTGGTAGCCATCGTAGAAGTACTGGAGCCAAGCGTTAGTCGGGTAGTCGGCGTGCTGCTCGCAGGACCAGTAGTAACGTGGCTTGAAGTGCGACTTCAGGTTGGCGATCAGCAGGCTCTGCTGACGACGAGTGGGCAGTACGCCGCCGTTCTTCTCGGCCCACGCCATCGACTTGTCCCAGTCCGCATCCAGCAACTCGCCCGGCAGCAGGAAGACATGCTCATCTGGTGCGCCGTTCTCGCCCAGCAGCAGACCGGAGTAGGTCTCGCCCGGTTTCAGGTTCTCTACCAGAAACTGGCGCTTGCTCGCCGCCATCAGCGATTCGATTTCTGCGGTATTCGATTGCATTGCTTCTCCTTGGTGATTTAGCCGCGTGGCGGCGATTCGTGAAATTCGACGCCCATCTGGCCGCCAAACGCGTGAATCTGTTCCATGTACTGGGCGAAGCCCTTGACCGTCAGGTCGGTCGAACTGCCGATCAGCACCGGCTGGCCGCCCGGGTCGAAGTCCCACTTGCGGTACTTCTCGTCCTTGCACAGCTCCGGGTCATATTCATCCGGCAGGAACTGCTGCTTGAAGTACTCGTGCCAGATTTCGGCGCTGTACTGGCGCTCGTCGCTCCAGCACTGCTCGGCGATGTCCTTTAGCGGCCCAGCCCACATACGGGCATTCTGGTCAAGCTTCCGCGCCTTCACTTCCTCGCGCACCAGCAACTCCAGCGGGCGCTCAGCATCCAGCGGCACGTTGCGGAGCAGGGCGATTGCGCGATCAACCTGCTCCTGGCCGCGCAGCAGCAACTTGCGCTGCTCGAACTTCTGGCGGGTCAAGGCGGTACTCCCGCTGTGCTGTGCGCGGTCATGCTGGCACCGCCTCGGCCGCCGGCTGCTTGGCCGCGTCGTACTTCTCGATGCCCCAGGCTAGTGCGTAGCAGCACCAGACGATGCTGTGCGTGTACTCGGTCATGTCGTTCTCGAACAGATCGGTGAACGTCCAGCCATACGGGCGCTTCGGGTTGCTGCGCGGATCGTGGCAGAAGTCGTAGGCAGCGTATTGAGCGCGGTCGCCGCCGTCCTCCAGCATGCGTAATACCTCATCGTCCACCGCTTCCCAAAGTTCACGGCGCCCAGCCTTGTCGAGTGCGCCGCTTTCCTTCGCGCTGCGCATCCAGCCGATGCGGTAATCATTGATGACGCGCTTGAACTTGGCCTCATCGAACTGCTTGACCTTGCCTCCACCCCGATTGCCATCGACAGCGATCAGCTTCTCGGTCCAGTAGCCCAGGTTGATGCTCAGCGATCCATCAGCGCGGCGCGGCTTGCGGAAGAACTCGAACATGTCCGCCGTGCGCTCGAACACGTAGGTACCCATGTCGCCTGTGTAGCAGAGGTGGCCGGGCCAGGTGATCAGGTCGAAGTACTGGTTGCTCGTGCCCGGCTCCTTGAAGCGGACGTGGCGGCCCACACCGTCGTCGCGGATCACGATCATTTCGTGCTTGGCGACGTCGCCCAGGAACTGCTCTTCGGTGCAGGCGGCGCTCACGGTGCCACCGGCGCCAAGTCGGCCACGTCGATCACGATGCCACGGCAGTACGGCGTGCCGTCCTCGATGATCTCGAAGGTGGCATGCGGCACGTCGGTATGGTAGGTCCAGCTGTAGCCCGGCTCGGCCGCCCACATCGCCTCGACCTTGCGGGTCGCCGGCTCGCGCGCGAAGTAGTCCTTGAGCTCTGCGTCCTCCTCGATGTTCTCGCGCTCCGGCAGCACGCCCTTGGCGTCGATCAGCGCGGTGCCGCCGCCGTAGCAATCGAACTCGCTGTTGGTCGCTCCTCGGAACTCCATCAGGTCGTCGCTGGCGCCGAAGATCACCAGCAGGCCGGCCGCTTTGGCCTGGCCCTGCTCGTCCTTCGTCAGGCCGAACGGATATTCGCGGCCGGACAGCGATGCAGCGAGCTGGTCGCGGTACGGGCGGTGTGTGGGCGCGGCGGCTACCGGCGCCGCCAGCGCCGCCGCATCCAACTTCACGAACGGGAACAGATCCGGAAACTTCTTGATGCGCTGGATGAAGAACGAGCCCGCCGATTCGGCAGCCTGGAACTCGGCGAACATCGCGGCGTCGACGTTCTGGTAGTGGTAGGTGTCCACCACGCCGGTTTTCTTCGGGTGGAACTGGATGGCCAGCAGGTTCAGTTCTGGCGAGTGGCCGTAGGCCGCAAACTGCGAACTGTTGACCGGCTGCATGGTGATGGATGGGGTGGCGCTCATGGTGATCTCCTGGTGGTGGGCGGATTAGGCGGCGTACTTGACGCGGACAGTGTCGACGTGGCGTTGGATGGCAGCGCAGATGCGCGGGAAGTCGGCGTCGTGATACAACTTGGCGGCCCTGTCGGTGTCCGCTGGCGCGAAGCCGAGCGACAGCAGGCCGTCGGCGCTGATTGCCAGCGGAGCGATGCGCTCGTTGATCTGGCCGAGGCGCAGCGTGGGCGGCGTGTACTCGGCATCGACCACGTCATCAGCCGGGGCTACATCAGCGAACAGGCCGGCGGACACTAAATCAGTGGCGAGGTCAGCCAGGCGGCCATGATCGGCCAGCGCTGCGGCCTGGCCATCGGCAACCACGTTCGCCGCTGCCGCGCTGGCGGCGCTCGCGTTCGCCGCGGCAATCGCTGCTTCGCGGGTGGCGGCCTGCTGCTGGCCGGCGGCGCGCTCGTTGGCTTGGCGCTCGGCGGTGATGGTGGCCTGCTGCGCTTCCATCTGGCGTTTCGTCTCGGCAGCGACGCGGGCCTGCTCAGTGGCTTCGCGCTCGGCTTGGGCTGCGGCCTGCTGGGTGGCCAGTTCGGCGCGCTGGCGGTCGATCTCAGCTTGCGCCAGACGATTGGCCTCGGCCTGGGCGTCAGCCTCAGCCTTCAGCTTTGCGGCTGCGGCCTCACGTTCCCGCAGTGCTGCGGCTTCCTGTTCGGCGGCCAGCGCGGCCAGACGGTCAGCTTCGGATTTCTGCTCGGCGGCGACGCGGTCGGCCTCCACTTGTGTCAGGCGGGCACGTTCGGCGGCGGCTTCGCGCAACTGGGCCAACTCGGCGCGCTCGGCCGCGATGCGGGCCGCTTCTTCTTCGCTACCCAGCGCGGCGGCGCGGGCGGCAGCCAACTTGGTCATCACCTCGGTGCGCGCCGTCAGCGCTGCATCCAACATGGTGCCGAACGACTCGCCCGGCACGTCGGTTTCTAATTCGGCGATCATGGCGGCTATGTCGGCAGAGGACTTGCCGACGGCTTCCAGCGGCAGCTCGCGGATGGCGACGATGCGCAGGCGGATGCGCTCCTGGCGCTCGACTTCGGCCTTCTTCAGGTCATCCTTGCGCTTCTCCTCGGCCTTGATGGCGGCGTCGAACTTGGCTTCGTACGGCAAGACTGCGGTTTTCAGCTCGGCGTATGAGGTGTCCAGGAGCTTGCCGATTTCCAGAATCGGGGCCTTGCGGACTACACGGGCCTTCTCGCCAGCTACCCGCACATCGTCGCGGAAGGCGGCGCGGTACTTGACCGCGATCTCCATGCCGGCCGTGGTGCTGGCGTCCGGCGTGATCGTGTCGGCCTCGGCCTTCAGGATGGCGAACTTTTCGTTGAAGGGCTTGAAGACCTCGGCGACGTACTTGGCCGGGTCCAGGGTGATCAGCTGGCTGGTCGCCGGTACGACGCCGGATTGGGTTGCGACGGCGCCGACTGCTTCGTTTTCTGCGGGATGGTTGTTCATGCTGCTTCCTTCATTCGTAAGAGCGTTTCGTTGTAGGTAACCAATTTTTCAAACTCGGCCAGTTCTTCGACCATCTGGTCGATGTACTCGTCGTCGCGCTGGAAGGTGCGCAGCCAGAGGTGCTTGTCGATGATTTCCAGGGCGGGGCAGTACAGGCAGAAGTCCCACCACCGGCGCCCGGTGATCCACATGCAGCCCTGCACCTGGTCCATGAACTCGCTGGCGTCGTTCTCGATGTATATCCGCTGCAGCCGCTCCGGTGAGATCAGGCACTTATATTCGCTGCCACCGTCGCGCCCGACCAGCCCGTCGGCGCTGGCGCCGAACAGTCGATCCTCGGTGATGACGAATCCGGCGCGCTCCACCATGTGACCACTGGCAATCTCGTGTTCCCGGCGCGCCGCTGGCTCCAGTTCGTGGCCGCGCCGCATGGCGTAGGTTTCGAAGCTCTCATCCAGGGGCATGCCACTGATCCGCTCGATGGCCAGGCGGAATGCGTAGGCCTTGGCTGCTTCCGAGAAATCGCCGACCGGCAGCCCCTCGATGGCGCGCTGAATACACTCGGCCTTCGGTGTTGCGCGGTAGCCGGCAATCTCACGTGCGTAGCCCTCGCTCATGCCTTGCCGGATCGCCGTGACGTACGCCTGCTGCTTTTCGTCCAGGCCGCCGGTACGCGAGCGGGCCACCACGAACATGCTGGCGGTGATCACGCCGGCGCGGGCCTGGTGCCATTCAGCTGAACCCTGGTCGCAGTTCAGGACGATCATTGGGCGGCTCCGGCGGCCTCGGCGCGCGCCTTCAGGGTTGGGTAGTGCTCAGCCAGGCCATCCTGCGTGGCCGGCGACAGGCGGCCCCATGCATCATTGAACAGGTCCAGCCCTTCGTCGGCCAGCGCGCTGAAGTCCGCCAAGATCGCTTGCATGTCCTCCGACAGTGGACGGGCGGCGCCGGCGGTTGGCTCGGCGTCGAAGGTGCGCGCTTGGTCGGCGGCGTTGGCGTCAGCCTTCCATCCGTCGTGGAATGCGGCCAGGGCCTTGCGGTTCGGCGTGCCGGCCTCGGTCCAGAATTTCTGGTATGCGGCGACGCCCTTGGAGGCGGCCATCTTTGCCTGCTTGATCAATTCATCTGATGCTTCTGGCGCTGGCGCGGCGCTGGCGATTTGTTTGGCTGCCGGCGTGATATCGCGGATTTCCCGGTTGACTTCTTCCAACTCGTCAGGGGTGTAGACGCCCAGAATCACGTCCGGCGCATACAGGCGACTCCAGCGCTTGACCGCCAGATATCCCAGTTGCTGCTTCGGGTCGGTCGCCCACAACGGAGAGTTGCGCACGCTGGCCTGCACCAGCAGCAACTCCAGGTAGCGTGGCTCGGTCTCGCCGCGCAGGGTTGCCCACACGCGCACGCCGCAGCCGTCCTCGGCGCGCATGTCGTAGTCGGGCACACGGTACTGGTAGGCTTTTTTATAATCCTTGTCGCCGTATTTACCCTTGGCTGGCGCGTCCATGACCTTGGTTTTGCCGATGATCTTTTCCCATGGGCCATACCACTCGTAATTGAAGCGATCGAGTGTGACGCCGCTGGCTTGAATCGCAGCATTCACCAGCTGCGCCTCGTAGCCCAGCGTGCCGTTGACCAGGTGGGTTTTCTGCGCCACGGCGTATGGATTCATGCGCCATTGCATTGCCTGCATGACGATGGCGGCGCAGTCGGCTGGACTGCCTTTCAAGTGGTCTGGTATGGTCGTGCGCGCCTTGGCCATGTGGTCGCCCAGACGCATAATGCTGTCCATGCTGGCGCCGTCGAGGATCAGCGACGCGCTGCTGGTGGCGACCATCGGCATATCGGCTGCCGGCGGCGCCAACTGCATGGCGGACTGCGATTCTTTGGTGACTGCATTCATCGTATTCTCCGTTGGAACTTCGTTATTTCTGCATCGAGCAGGGCAAGTCGTAAAGCGTGTTGCGGGCGGTGGCCGGCACGCAGGTTGCGCAGCGTGGCGCCGGCCAGTTGGGCGATGGCTGCTGTCAAGGCGGCACCTGCGCGTCGCGGCAGGCGCTCTCGGCGTCCGCGTGGGCCATGTAGGCGTAGCTGGCGCCGACGAACAGCAGCATCGCGGCGACGGTCAACCAATCACGTAGCCGCATGGTCACCTCCTTGATCGGCCTGCTGGTGTTGCCCTGCGCGGTCGCGGCGCGCCTGCATCACCTTCCCCAGTTCGATATCACGCTGGACGCGGCCGACACCCAGGCCCTCCAGCGCGATCTCCATCAGGCGCAGTTGGCGCGTCACGCGGTGGTTTGGTTCGCGGCAGAGACGGATGATCTTGTACAGAGCTTTTTGGGCATTGGTGGTCATGGCATCTCCACTGGTGGGATTGCAAGGTCGACCAGCCACTGGGCCAGCAGGACCAGCAGGCAGACGGAGCCCAGCATCAGGCGAGGGTGGCGGCTGGTCCAGCAGCCTGGCGCGCCGAAGAGGAGGCGGGCGATCACGGCGCAACTCCTTCACGGCTGACCAGCTTCGGCGCCGGCGCGTTGCGGTTCGTGCGCTCGATCTCGCGCAGGGCGTAGGTGCTGCCCGTGGCGATGCGGTCGCTGGCGTCCAGGTTGCCGCCGGTGATTGCGCCCAGCAGGCCGCTGTCCTGGTACTCGTAGTCCATCGCGGCGAAGACGGCAAGGCGCGAGTCGCGGCCGGCGGTCATGTGGTTGGCGGCGGTGTTCATGCGGCGCTTTCCACTTCGCGAGGCGCATGCACGATTGGGAATGTGCGGCCGACGCTCGGGCGGGCCAGTTCCGGGTTGTTGCGCATCCAATCCTGTACAAACCACAGTTGACCGCAACCGCCGCCGATGTCGTCCTGGCCGGCCGGATCAAAGCAGCGGGTCGAGTAGCCGTAGGCGCCGAGCTTGCCCATGAAGTCGGTGGCCAGTTGGCGCTGGCGCACGTTCGCCGCCGCAACCGATTCATCGCGCTCACAGACCACGGAGATGGTCGCCTGCCAGACATCCGGATCGAACATCGCATAGATGCGGTCGGCGTCGGCCTGAACCGTGTTGCCTTCGTGCGCGCGGTAGTTGAAGAATGGCTGGCGCCCAGTAGCTACGAACCAGGCTTCGCCGGCCGCCGCGATCTGATGCAGGTTCAGCTTTGCCTTGAACGGCACCAGTGCGTCACGCGCAGCATCGGTGCTTTCGTGCACGGAGAACTGGAGGCCAACAGCAGGCACCTCGACCGACAGTGCATTCACGCGCTCATAGTCCACGGCCGGCGCCGAGGTGCTGATCAACAGCGAGAAGCGCGGGTACAACGCATGCAGCTGGCGGATGGCGTCGGCCAGGTGACCGAAGTTCAGCAGCGGCTCACCCATCGACATGAACATGATCTGGCATTTCTCAACCTTGGCTGGGTCGATGTCGCGGTCGGCGAACAGGTGCTGAACCTGGCCAACGATCTCGTCGGCGGTCAGACTGCGCACGAACGCATCGCCAGCGCCACAGAAACGGCAGCCGACAGGACAGCCGCTTTGCGTCGAGCAGCAGATGACGGTGCGTGCCTCGTAGGTCGGGTATTTGTACAGCACGGCTTCGGCGACGGCATTGCCGAAATCGAACACGTACTTGCTGACGTTCTGGTCGGTGGAATCGATGCGCTTCACTGCCATGATGATCTCCTGTTGACTTCGTTGTTGGGGAGCGCGTAGGCCGCTCGCTGCCTGTGGTGTCCGGGCTACTTTCACTTTTACAGACTTGCCCGCTCAGCTTCACGGGGATTTCCGGGTCCGGGATCAGCTGGCCAGATTCAGTCATGCGGAAACCAACAGGGGAGGCGGCTAGCATGTGCGGTGCCGTATGTACGGCGCTGGCTCTGCGCTTTTGCTCGACCAGCTACAACCGGCCGCCTCCACTCTTGGCCCTGCGCTCACCTGGCGCAGCTCAGGGACCATGCTGATGTCTCAGGGCGCTTTTCGGGACGCCATTCCTGTACCGGCTTGCCTACGGCGCCGGCCGACCGCTGTTTCTCGTTACGCGCCGCCGCGCATCCACTCGACGGCGATCATCTGCCGGCGGTTGCGCGCCCGGCACTGCTCCGGATCAGCGCTGGCCGCGCGCTGCGCTGCCACGACCTGGGCCTCGGCCTCCTCGTCAGCCTGGCGCCGGGCCACCGCCAGCACTGCGTCACGGAAGGCGAGGCCGGTCAATTCCGCCGACGAGGTGAATGCTGCAATCAGCAGGGCGGCCAGTTGGCCGTTGTTCGCCAACTCCTCCAGCAGCCCGTTGGACAGGTCGCGGGTTGCGTCCTTGTCGCCGGCGATGACCGCGGCGCGGCGGCGCTGGAAGATGCTGGTGGACAGCTGCACCACGTAGCCGGCACAAACTTCCGCGCGCTCTTGAGCGTCCTGTTTCATAGCTTGCTAACTGCGTTGTTGGGCAGAAGCTTCCAGCCAAGTTGGCTGCGGATTTCGGCCAACTCTGGCGGCGGCAGGCGCGACAGCGTGCGCTGCTGAAGCCACAGGCGGGTCTGTTGCTTGCTCGGGTGTGTGGTATGCGTCATGACTGGCTCCGGATCAGTTTTAAATTACTGAATTACTGAATTGGCAATCTGCGGACGGCGCGCGCGGCGCCGGCATACGACTTGTGGTCGTTGCCCTGGCCGCCATTGTCGAAGACCTGGCCCCAAGCGCCAGCCGGGTAGTCGGCGTGCTGCGTGCTCGACCAGTACCACTCGTCGTCATCGAAGGCATCAGCGCCGCCGGCGCGGAAATTCTCGACCGTGGTCTGCATCGGTGATTCATCGGTGTAGGCGGTGCCCACTGGCAGGCTGCCCGGGTTCACGCCATCGATGCCATCGGCGTAGTTCTCGCGGTCGGTCGGTTTCAGGTGGCGGTATTGCAGCTCCTGCTGGTCGCGCGCCGGGATTGACCAGTCGCTGAAGCCGTTAGTCGTCAGCGCCAGGACGGCCAGCGCCAGTTCGCTGCCGGCGGCGGCCATGGCTTGGGTGTTCGACAGGCCGTCGGTGCGGCTCATGGCGCCAGCAACCAGGTCCAGCGACTCGTTCCATTTGCCGCGCAGCTCACCGGTAGCGCCGGCCGTGACGTTCGCGAACATCTGCCCGTTCTCGATCGTGATGCCGGTGAAGTAGCCGCCTTCGAGCGGTGCGCCGATGGCGGGGAGGGCGGAAGCTGCGAAGACTGGTGCTGCGGCGAGTGCTTGGTTCATGAACGGCTCCTGTGGGTTATGGGGTGCTTCAGTGGCAAAGCCCGCTCGTGGCGGGCAGGGATCAGTCTTGCGGCGGGGTTCGCTCGGCGGTCCAGACGGAGTGGACGATGAGCGCGATGCCGGCAGCGGCGATCAAGGCAAGGGCGTAACCCATGGCGATCAGCCCAACGAAGCCGGAACGGCCACGGTCGAGAAGTCGAAGGCTGGTGCTGGACCGGCTACTGCTGCGAGTGCTGCGAGTTCTGCTGGGTTCATCGTGTTCTCCGTCGTGGTTGGTGTGTCGATGGAAAACAGTTTAGCAAACACTAAATCAGAACGTCAAGCAAATACTAAACTTTGTGATAAAATAATTTCGTCGTGTGAATTTTGCGACCGCCCACCGGGAAGATCAGAAACCGGCGGTGCTTTTTTCTCGCGCGTTTGCGTGGGTAGAGTTGACTTGTAGTGCTGTGTGGTAATAGTTTGCTGTGGTTGTATAAAAAACATAAAACCAAGCAGGGGATAAAAACACAGTTCATTGCGAAGCAATGGACGCCGCGCGGCGAGCGCATGTGTGATTGATTAGATAAATGATGAGTCGTCGTGTAAGCAACCAACTTCAAGCTTTAGCTACTACGCGGGCGAATACCATAAAACAGAGTTTGCGTGGAAAAAGATACGACGTTTTGTAGACGATTTTTGAAGTGAAAGGCCGCTTGGCGGTCGCCCATCCTGGGCAAAAAAAATGCCTCGACTGGCGAGGCTGGAAGGAGTTGATATGCACCAACTACATCAGGAAGATCGTCCTGGCGATGTGATGATCACGAGAACGTGTATTCCTTCCAAGGAATCCGGGACGCATCGATTGACGCAAGGAAATTTACCAGATCCGTCCGGCCCTGGTATTGAAACCGGCCACGCCCATCTTGCGACGCCAGAACAACTGAAAGCCCTGGAAAAAGTGGTTGCGCGTCTGCCCGAGTCCTATCTGAGTCCGAGCTAGTATTCATCGCAGAGGGTTTGACGATGACAATCGCAAAGGTCACCCCTTGCTCTTTGATAACCGCACCTTGAAATTTCATGTTTTTCTTTCGTAGTTTTGGAATGCGCCCGCCGCCGGGAAGCAATCGGGCGCGTTTCATTGTAGCGAAATTGACAAGCTAAAATATCACCAATAGTCATTGGCTCCGCCGTAGCCGCACCGACTGCAGACGTAAAAAAAGCCAGCGCTGTGCGAGCCTGAGAAGGGGTTGTAAACCGTGGGGAAGAAGAGTAAATTCCGTCAGTGATGGCGGGCCGGCGCTAACCGACCCGCTTCCCACTAGGAAAGAATTCGATCAACGAGCACGTGCAAAATTGCTGCAAGCGCCCAGAGATTGATTTCCACCTTTACTGCTTTGATCGTCAGTTTAAACATGGCAGAAGCCCTGTTTGCGCTGGCGGTACCGCCAACTGGTTGAGGGTTGGCTTATTTTTTAAAGTGCGGTTGCTTGCACTTCGCCTTGGCGCGCTGCAGCGTGCTTCGGCACCATGCTAGCGAAGTGATCCGCCCGCATGGCTCAGCTCAGTGGGTTCGATTATCCGGAATCCACCGGGCTCTACCACCACGTCACCTTCCGCACCTTGCTGGATGCGGACATGGCTTGCGACCATGCTCTTTCGGCCCGCGCATCGGATGGCGCGCGGGCTATTCTTTACCCCAACTCAGCGTCGTCGCCCGCCAGACCGCCGCGCGTGCCGCCCTTGGCCAGCAGCTCGCCATCGACAAGGCCGCCCTTCGTGCCACTGGTGGCTAGCAGTTCATCGTCGACCAAGCCGCCAGTCCTTTTCGTGCCTCCGTTATCCGCCAGTTTTTTACCGTCAGGCTTGGCGACCGCGGGCGATTTCTTTGCTGGGACGTGGGATTTTTTGATCATAGGCCACTCCTGCTAGTTGGATTCAAGGGGGAGTTTGTGCATTGCTCAGCTGCTGAACCCGCCAGCCAAGCGCTTGTGTAGCTGGCCGTGGCGCACCGGATGGTGCGCGGGCTATTTCTTATTTGGGACAATTTTCACGGATAAAGTCTACGGATTCTCTGAACCCCTTCAGGTCGATGTCCTCGCCCAGCATGCCGCCAATAATTGTTCCAATTTGAACTCGAAGTCTTTTCCCGTCATACAGCTGGTCAAAGTAAGGCTCCAGGATTAACGAGCCCAAATCGCTTTCACTTTCGGTAGCCCTCTGCTGCCCTTGAGCAGGTTCATCATTGATCCGAACAGTGTAGTATTTCACTCCACCTCGGCCTCTCATCGAAATGAAGAAATATCGCAACCCTCCCTGAATGTTCCAATCGCCCTTATACAACGCGACACACGACTTCTTGTCCGTCATTGCGTTGATGCTTTGGTCTACTGTCCAGAATCCGGAACGAAAGGCGGTCTTGGCTGTTGGAGTTGCCGCTTTGTTACTGGTAGAAGGCTTTTCTGTTGCAGCGCCGGTGTCATAACAAGCCAAGCGAGCCTTGTCAGCTTTAATGGATGCACAGTCTGCGCCAAAAGCGAGCACTGGCAGTGCGACGGTCGCCGTCAGAGTTAAGCGGAGAATGGGATTCATCGAGTTCCTTGAGGCGGCAGATGCGTGCCGGGTCGCCCTGCAATTATAGGAAAATTGACAACTGGAAATCTATCGAATTGTCACGATCGATTTACCATGTCCAGCACGGACTCATCGCGGCCTGCGGTGATCTCGGCGCACCTGGTGCGCAGCTTGTGTAGGACGGCCGGACCGATGCCTTTGAACGCGAGCAACTGCTCGTCGCTGGCTTGGTCGATTCGCGCGGGCGTGTCGAGAGCCACATCCCACATCGCCAAAGCCGCATGATGGGGCAGGGTGGGCACGGTCGCCAAGAAGGTAGGGAAATAATGTTCGCATATTTCATCGACATAGTGTCCACTCAGTCCGCTGTATTTTGCCCATTCCGGCCGAGTGACTTCCGCACGCAATAAGCGGAGTCGCTCCCTTGCTGGAAGTCTCAACTCCACTACTTTGCGTAGAGCGATGAGAAATTGGGGATAGATCAGATCATAGCCATTTCTAATTGCCATCTCGAACGTCTGCCACCCAATGCCAGGATCATCCATATCTATGCCGATTTCACGCAGCGTCTTGAGCTTAGTCGACCAGTGGCCTTGATGTGAATTATCTGCAAATTGCGGCGGGCAATAATTCAGGTCGTAGTGGCGGTACCCATGCCATTGCAGTACCGCTAGCGGGGTATCGAAGTGCAATGCGGCACGGAACTCAACGCCATTGCATATTTCTGAATTGAGCCGTATTCCCTCAGCGCCGCCAGGCGAAATCTTGCTCCAGCATCTCCAAACCTTCACTCAACCCTCCGCGCAGCGTTACTTGCTGGCCAGGTCGTGCATCTCCTTGACCAATGCTTTTGTCTCCGCACTGTCGCGCGCTAAAACGCGTAGCAAGTCGTAGATCGGGCCTGCTTGGAGCCGGTCGATAATCTCCGCGTTGAGCGTGCGGCCGTTGTACTCGGCGATCTCCATCAACTTGGCATGCAATTCTCTCGGGATTCGCAGCGATGTCTTAATGTAGTCGTCTTGCGTCGGCTTCTTGATGGGCGATTTGTTCATCGCCCAATTGTTTCTGACCCGCCAAGTTTTAGGCTAAAAACTCCTTCATAATGAAGGGTGATTGTGAGAATCTGTTACTTTTCATTTCACAAGTAAAGGTTAAAAACCCCTCTACTTTTGATATGCAATCAAGGCAAACCTGTAATATAGTTAACACACTGTAAACATTTGATAGCAGAGTATTATGGAAAACTTACCCCGGATAGTTGCTGCATACGAGAAGATGGATAAGCAGGCACGCGACAAGTATGTATTGCGTATGGAGCAGTCCGCCATCCGATACCCGATGCAGGTCCAGCAGCGTGCAAATCTACGACTTGTTACTAATGAGAACCGGTGACTGAATTAGGCGCTCTGTTGCCTCGGCCTCATCTAAGATATCCCTCTGCCCCCGTTCACTAGTCGTTCGGAAGAGAGTTACCAAGTGCATTTCTTCTTCGTTCAACCAAGCGTAGAAAGGCGCGCGCGATGCGGGCGACTCGCGTGGCGGCTCAACTGGGCGCACATACTCCACGCCATCCGGCGTATCGAGATAACCGGCGCCCATCTTATATTTTTCCTCTAAGCGACGAGCGACCTTCTCCCCGAAGGAGCCATCCCCGCGCAATTGCGAAAAAAGACTCTTCTCTTGTTTTGGTATGCCGTTGTCGGCAACCCACTTGGCAAGGTTCGCTCTGCGAGTGTCAGTGATGTTCATGCGCGCAGTTTAGTGTTTATTAAAGTAGTAATCACTTGACAGGTGGTTTAGCATTCACTAAACTCGCCTGCATGGACCTGAAAAAATACATCTCCGCCGAGCGCGGACGCGCCAAATCGCTTGCTGCCCACCTGGGCATCTCGCCTTCATTCCTTTCGCAAATCGCGGCAGGAACAGCGCCAGCTTCGCCATCCAGGTGCTTGGAGATCGAGAAGGGCACCGGCGGCCAAGTCACACGCAAGGACCTGCGCGAAGACTGGCGCGAAATCTGGCCCGAGCTCAAGCAATCCAACGCCAATCCCCAGCGCGCCACCACCCCGCGCAAGCCTGCGAAGGAAGTCGCATGAAAACCGCTACCCAAGATCACTTTTTGTGCGTCGTCATAGTCGCCGCTATCGCGGAAGCACGCCGCGCAGGCGATGACGTGAAAGTCGCCAGCGAGGCTGCCGCCAAGGCGTATGTGGCTGGACTAGTAGCGGCGGATGCGCCCGGCGAAAACAGCGGCGAGCGGGTTATCAGCGCTACGGGCCAGGTGGAATATCGCCCTCCGTCGTGAGTAGTTTTTGCAGTTCCGCAATGGCTGTTCGAATCGGTATCTCCTGCAGCTTGGTGGAGTCCATTGGACCCTCAAGTGTCATTGGCCCCGTTATGTCGATTCTCACGTTGAGCCAGCCGAAGTCGTATGTGCCCGAAGTTTTGACTTTCCCGTTGATGAAAGTCGCAGTCATTTCTTTTTTGCAGTCCATGGGAGATCCCTTTGCAAGTTGTTGTGTGAGAACTGCAACTGTAACGCATTGGAATCTCCCGCCCATATTTTGGAAAGCACCACATGAGCAACCACGCCAATCTCGCCGCTGCACTGCTTGCTGCCTTCAGCCTCGACACAGACAAGGCCGACCCTGTCGCCATCGCCGATGCGCTGGCAACCGTGCTTGTCGCGTTCGCCGACCTGGTGCGCGGCCCAGCGCCGGTGTTTGCTGAGCTGGCCGCCGTCGAGCTGGCGCCGCTGCCAGGCCAGGCCGAACTGATCGCCGAGGTGCGCAATCTGATCTGCGAAATCCGCGCAGACCGCCAGGCGTTTGCCGAAGAGCGCAAGACCAACAACCGGCTGTTCCGTTCCTTCGTCGGCGGCATGCCAGGCGCCGAACACAGCGGCCTGCCGGGCTGACGCCGCTCACCGAATTCCGTATCACTGCCGGCCAGACCGCCGGCCTAAATCCTGAAATCCGCATCACTAAAGGAGCTGCATCATGAACCACACCATCAACCGCAAGCCCGACCCCCGCCTGCATCCCGTCAAGGTCTACCTTGGCGAGGAGGAGTTGGCGACCCTGCAAAGCCACTGCCATGCGATCGACACCACTTGCAGCGCTTTCCTCCGCAAGGTCGGCCTTCGTATCGCGTCAGCACACCAGCAGGTTATCCGCTACCCCGGGCGCCGTGAAGGTCCGAGTGCAGGCCTGGGCAGGGCCTTCTCGTTCCCGGGGCAGGGCGCCCGGCGCGTGCAGCGCGGCGCGTTGCGGCCGATGCGTTCCTGAAATAACCCGATCCGTACCGACCGGGCCACCAATCGATAGGGCTTCCATGCGCCACCTGATTTCCACCGCAGCACTGATCATGACCAGCCGTGAAATTTCTGATCTTGTTGAATCACGCCACGACAACGTGAAAATTGCCATTGAGCGGCTTGCTCACCGTGGCGTGATTCAACTTCCTGCAATGCAGGACGTCAAAAACGGCCAAGGCCAGACGGTGACTGAATACCACATCGGAAAGCGCGACAGCTACGTCATCGTCGCGCAGTTATCGCCGGAGTTCACAGCGCGGCTAGTCGATCGCTGGCAGGAACTGGAGGCGGCGGTCATCGCGCCGGCGGCGCCGGCCGAGCTGTCGCGCATGGAGTTGATCGAGCTGGCCATGGCCGCCGAGCGTGAGCGCCTGATGCTGGTGGCGCAGGTCGCCGCCGACGCGCCAAAGGTTGCCTTCGCTGAAGCGGTGCGCAACGTCGATGGCCTGTGCAGCTTGGAGAAGATCGCCAAGACGCTGGGCTGGGGCCGCAACCGCTTCATCGCGGCGCTGAAGGAGGCTAAGGTTTTGCAGGCCTCGCGTATCCCGTACCAGAAATACATCGAGCGCGGCTACTTCGAAGTAGTCGAGCAAACGCCGTGGGAGGACTCGAAGGGCGATTCGCACGCGTCGTTCACCACGATGGTCACCGGCGCCGGCCAGGTCTGGCTGGCGAAGAACTTCCAGCATGAGCGCCACGTTGCGGCGCAGATGGCCGCCATCGGTACCACGCTCGTCGCCGCCCACTGAAAGCATGAACATGACAGATTTCAACCGCATCCCGGTTGGGCCGCTGCTTTCCCTGGCCCAGCTCTCGATCTCCCTGCACAAGGCGCAGAACGCCGTGGCTGTTGCTCGGTTCGACTATCTCGACCGCCTGAAGAAGTTCGAGCGCAAGCGCGGCGCTGTCGGCCGGCTCGACAAGAACAACGCCGCGCACGCCGCCGCCATCGCGTACACCGCTGATGAATACGAGGCGCTGCTGGCCGCGCGGCGCAACGCCTACAACATCAAGCGCCGCTGGCAGAACGCCTGCCGCAAGTTCAACTGAAGCACCCAACCCGGAGACACGCATGGATCACGCAGACGTACTACACATCATCGAAGACCGCACCTTCACCGCGAAGATGGGCGAGCGCACCATCACCGGCCTGATGGTCGAAAGCACCTGGAACGGGCTGACGAACTACACCGCCGCCAACGGTGCGAACCTGGTGGTGCTGGACGCCGAGCGGCGCGTGGTCACCGGCAGCGCCGCGCTGCTGGTCCACTTGGGCCTGGGCGAGCCGCAGATCGGCGCCGAGTTCAGCGGCGGCATCTACGCCGGCCTGACCGAGGTTGACGGCAAGCCGGCGCGCCTGATCATGTTGCTTCCGCACGCCGTCGATGTGTCGTGGGATACCGCGATGGACTGGGCGAAGCTGCAAGGCGGCCACCTGCCTACGCGCGCCGAGCAGCGCACTCTCATCGAGAACGTGAAGAGTCACTTTGAGCCCCGTTGGTATTGGTCCTGCGACCAGCACGCCGACTTCCCGTCTTACGCTTGGCTCCAGCTCTTCGGCAATGGCTACCAGGTCAGCTACCACTAGTCGTATGCCGGCGCCGCGCGCGCCGTCCGCAGATTGCCAATTTAATCATTCAGTAATTTAGAGGACAAGATGGCAAACGAAAACAACACCGGCGCCGCGCCCGGCGCACTGCCGCCGCTGCCGAACCTGGCAAGGATGGCGCCACATGAACTGAATTCCGCGCTACTTGAGTTCGGCAGCGCCGCGTGGCACATGGGTCTCGACGTCGGGCTGGAGCATGCGCCAGCCGTCACCGACACCGGCTTGCTTGAGCTGCGCGACCACCTGGCCGCTGCAGCGCAAGACAACCAGGCGATCACGCTATCGCCTGTAGCTGCCAGCGCGCTGCATCACGCGATGACTACGCCGTCGGCAGCATCCAGCCCAGCCGGCGAGGCGATGCAAGAGGCGCGCGCGTCGCTGGATGAGGCCCTGGCCAGCGATGAGCTTCGCCAGTTGAAGGCTGAGGCGCAAGCGCTGGCCGCCGACGGCGCCAACTGGAGCATGCACGTCGGCTGCATGTTCTTTCTTGCCCTGATCGAGCGCATCGAATCGTTGGACACCAAGCCGGCCGGCTACATCGCCAGCCAGGACATGGTCAAGCTCGGCAACTGCCGCGCTGAGCTGTGGGCCGCGCCGCCAGCCGCCGATGCTGTGCCGGTATTCCTCGGCGCTCCAGCGGCGCCAGAAGGCTGGCAACTAGTGCCAAAGGTTCCGACGCCAGAAATGATCATGGCTCTGGCCGTGCTGCCGGACATGGTCGACGGACGAATCATCCGGTACAGCATCGACAAGCTGCCAGATGCGTACGCCGCCATGCTCGCGGTTGCGCCAGCCGCCGGAACTCCGCCCTGACCGAATTTACCGGGCCGCCGCGCCCCGATCTGCGCGGCAATATATCGGAGAAATCATGAATTTACCCAATCTGTCCGGCAAGCAAATCCGCAACATCGTAGTCGGCGCCGTCGTCGGCATCCTGTTGCTGTCGTTCTGGCCACTGAAGTCGGTCCCGACTGGCTCGCGTGGCGTAATTACGCAGTTCGGCGCAATTAAAGGCGTCGAGCAGGAGGGGCTGGCCTTCGTGCCGCCTTGGCAGCGCCTGTCGATCTTCAGTATCCGCGCCGAAGAGGCGAGCATCGAGAATGCCGACGGCAGCACCGCCGACACCCAGCCAGTCAAGGTCAGCATGACGGTGCGCTACAGCATCGCCACCGACCGCGTCGCCGAGGTCTACGAGAAATACAGCCACGATGGCAACCTGGCCAGCTACGTGCAGACGGCGGCGGCCGAGGTATTCAAGGCAGTGACCGCACGCTACACGGCGCCGGACCTGATCAGCAAGCGGTCCCAGGTCTCGGGCGACATCAGCGCCGCCCTGCGCGAGAAGTTGCGCCTGTACGGCGCCAGCGTGATCAATATCGACATGCGAAATTTCTCGTTCGGCGGTAGCTACATGGCGGCCATCAACGAGAAGGTCACGCAAGAGCAGCTGCGCTTGGGCGCCGAGAATAAGCTGAAGACCGTCGAGGCCGAGCAAAAGCAGAAGGTGGCGATCGCCGAGGCTGAAGCCAAGGCGCTGTCAGCAAAGGCAGACGGCGAGGCCTACGCCAACCTGACGGTGGCCAAGGCCCAGGCCGAAGCCTTGCGAGTTCAAAACGCCGCGCTGGCGCAGAACAAAGACGTGCTGGAACTGCGCCGCATCGAGGTGGAGCAGACGAAGGCCAATCGCTGGGACGGCGTGTTGCCGACGACGATGTACGGCTCCGCCCCGATCCCGTTCCTGAATGCCAAGTAGATGGGCAGCGAATCGCCCGAACGCGGCACGGTCGCCAAGTTGCTCGACTTCGTCAAGGCCGAGCGCGGCCTTATGAGTGACGCCGAGCTGGCGCGTGAGATGGGCTGCGACACGGCCTACGTGTGCAACCTGCGCAAGGAACGGATCGCCTTGTCTTCAAACACGATCCTGAACCTGCACATCAATTTCGGTATTGGCGTGCAGGAGATCTTCGACCGCTCCGGCCAGCAATTCCGCTGGGGCAAATAGAAAAGCCGGCGTCCAGGCCGGCTTTGTACAGCAACTACAGAGGCAATGATGATACCACAAGAAAAAATCACGGCGGTGAATCCATGACGACCGCGAACTACCAAAGCACCAAGGTCGTCGAGGCCGCCAAGGACTGGCGCGTCACCGACAAAGCGGAGGCCGGTGCACCGCCGGCGGCGAAAGAGCAGGCGCGCAAGGAGCACCGTTTCAGCAAGCAGAAGCTGCGCGCCGCCGTCGACGAGCTGGCGAAGAAAGGTCAGCCATGACGCGCATCGTAAAAATATTCCCTCCGGCCGGTAGCCGCTCGCGCGCGTTGCTCATCGCACTTCAGCAAGGCCCTGGCACCTTCTACCAGGTGTGCGAGCGCGCCAACTTCGACATCGAGGACTCCCGCCTTGAACTGGCCCTGCGCCACATCTTCGACCACATGATCGGCGGGAACGTGAGCTTGCGCGGCCTGACCTATTCGCTGACCGAAGATGCACGGATCTCGTTGGGCGAAGCGCCACCCGCGCCGTACGTTGGTCAGGTGGCCGGCCCAGCCTATCGAGGCACCGCCTATACCGCGCCCGTCAAGATTGCGCGCCGCGCTGCTGGAGCACACGCATGAAGCGCGACGACTTCAATTTCGATCTGCTGCTGGGCGACCTTGCGGCGGGCGCGTCGACGCCGGTTCCAACGTCTCGGCCAGCAGGACCTCGTTCGCCGCGGCGCGTGAAGCGCGACTTCCTGACGCCGCAACTGGACCTGGGTCATGAGTTAATCATAGACAACTTTGCAGGCGGTGGCGGGACCAGCACCGGCCTGGAAGAAGCATTCGGCCGCCCGGTGGACATTGCGATCAATCACGACCCCGAAGCCCTGGCGCTGCACGCCATGAACCACCCGCTCACGAAGCACCTATGCGAGAGCGTTTGGGACGTCGACCCGATCAAGGTGACGAACAACCAGCCGGTCGGCTTGGTCTGGTTGTCGCCGGACTGCAAGCACTTCAGCAAGGCCAAGGGCGGCACACCAGTGGCAAAGAACATTCGCGGCCTGGCCTGGGTGACGCTGCGTTGGGCGGCGAAGTGCAAGCCGAGGGTGATCATGCTGGAGAACGTCGAGGAGTTCAAAACTTGGGGGCCGCTGCTGGTGGACGCCGAGGGCAACTTCCGTCCAGACCCCTCGAAGAAGGGCAGGACGTTCGAAAGCTTCCTGCGCCAGCTGCGCGGCCACGGCTATACAGTCGACCACAAAGAGATGCGCGCCAGCGACTACGACACCCCGACGATCCGCAAGCGATTCTTCCTGGTTGCGCGGCGCGATGGCCTGCCGATCCGTTGGCCCGTGCCGACGAATGGCGCACCGACGTCCGCCGGCGTCCTGGCCGGTAACCTCGCGCCCTGGCGCACGGCCGCCGAGTGCATCGACTGGACCATCCCGTGCCCTAGTATCTTCGAACGCAAGCGGCCGCTGGCCGACGCCACACTGCGCCGCATCGCCAAGGGCATCCAGCGCTACGTGGTGGACGCGGAGACGCCGTTCATCATCGGGCAGGGCGGTCCGATCTATTCCGGCAAGCCGGTATCGGCCGATCAGCCGTTCGGCACGCTGACAACCGAGAATCACCGCGCCCTGGTCGTGCCCAGCATCGTACCGGTCACGCACCAGGGCGGCGACCGCAGCGAATCGGTTCATGAGCCGTTCCGCACAATCACCAGCGCCCAGCGGGGCGAGAAAGCGCTGGCCGTGGCCACGCTGGTGGATGCCGCGCACGGCGAGGTTTCGCCGAGCGGCGTCAAGCGCTGGGGGCCCGGCTGCAAGGATATTTCTACGCCACTCGGGACGGTGACGGCATCTGGCGGCAACGCAGCGCTGGTGACGGCATTCTTGAACGAACACGCCAATTCCAGCAATCAGCGCACGATGCCCGCCGACGAGCCGTTGCGCACCATCTGCGCCCAGGTCAAGGGTGGTCACTTCAGCGCCGTCTCCGCGACGCTAGTGGGCGTGGGCGGCCGTGCTGGGGAAAGCCGACCACGTGGCGCTAACGAGCCGGCGGCGACGATCACTGCGAAGGGCGATACCGCGATCGCCACTGCCTTCTTGGCGAAGCACTACACCGGTGTCGTTGGCTCTGATCTGGAAGACCCTCTCGGTACTGTGACCAGCTGCGACCACCACAGCCTGATAACTACACACATCCAGCGCGACATGGGGCGAAGCGTCGGGCACCCTGCTGATGTACCGTTGGCAACCGTGACAGCTGGGGGCGGCGGAAAGGCGGCGTTGGTATCCGCTCACATTACCAAGTTCCGTACCGGCGCCACCGGCAGCGACATGAACTTGCCAGTGCCGACGATCACGGCGGGGCCCAAGGAGAACCCGGCCGGCGCACCGCACGCGCTGGGCATCGTCACCGCGCACATCGAGGCGATGTATTCGCAGAAGGGCGACGAATCACGCGGCCAGGACGCGCGCGAGCCGATCAAGACCGTCACGGCCAGCGCCCAGCACGCGGTGATGACCAGTAGCCTTGTGAAGCTGCGTGGCACCAGCAGCACGGCCAGTATGGATGAGCCGCTGCACACGGTCAGCGCCGGCGGCCAGCACCACGCCGAGGTGCGTGCCTTCTTGCTTGCGTACTACGGTACCGATCAGGACCAGTCGCCGAATTCGCCGCTGGCCACCGTGACGAGCCGCGACCGCTTCGGCCTGGTTACCATCCAGGGCGTCGACTACCAGATCGTCGATATCGGTCTGCGCATGCTGGAGCCGGCCGAACTGTACCGCGCCCAAGGCTTCCCTGCCGCCTACGTGATCCGCGAAATCCCGGACCCGAAGCTGCTGTTCAAGGATGGGCATCAGGCCGATGGTAACCCATTGGATCTGCCGCGCGTGCCGCTGACGAAATCAGCCCAGGTGCGGATGTGCGGCAACAGCGTTTGTCCGCCGATGGCGCGGGCGCTGATCCAGGCGAACTTCATGCACGAGCGCGAGATGGGGACGGTCGCAGCATGACGCTCGCTTCGTCAATTACTCTGCGGCGGAAGGTTTGTGACTTCCATCTTAATTGCTTGGCGGCCGGAGAGCACCGCTTCAATACCGGATCTGATTGCATTTGCCTGATTCTCCAGGTTGTTGTGGGCTTCGGGGTTGTACCTACGCTCTCGCAATTCGAGTGCTTCAAAGTCGTAGCCCTGAGCGACTGCTATCGCAATAAGCAGTTCGTTGAATTTGTCGTCCCGACGCCGGAAGAGTCGATTGTGCTCATCCGGGGATGCATCTGTACCGAGATTTTCAGCGAGGGTCGCGAAGTATTCGTGCCATGCGCGCGTGACGTTCTTTTCGTCTTTGGTTTGATGACGCTCACCAGGCACAAGTCGGCCATAGAAGGCGATATCAATCATGTTGAGGGCCTGCACGTGCTCAGGCGAAAGGCGCGTTGCTCGTGTAGCCATGAGCGACCGGAAAATTCCTTCCTTCATCGAATTTTTTGCCTGGCTTCGTTCTATCCACTTTTGCGCCTGAACGGCTGCGACAGGGCCAATTACCGTTGCTAGGACTACGAGCCATTCGCCGAGTCGAACGGCTGGTTCAACTGCATCACTCATGTTGCCCTCCATTAATAGAAAGGCAAATATACCATGCACTACACCCTGAACGAGGTCGACCGCCACCACCAGGTCAACATCAATGAATCCGCGCCACCGGTGTTGATCCCGAAGCGCTGCGTCTGCGGCAAGGCGGCTACTGCCAAGCAACTGGACCAGCACAGCAAGTGCGTCGCCTGCCAGCTGGCCGACCGCGTCGCCACGCTGCAGCCGGAAGACTTGGCGATCCTGCGCCATATGGTGGGCGCGACGGATCACCACCCGCGTTCGCGCTGGGGCTTCCGCAACGAGTACTTGTGCAATCACCGCGACAAGCCGTCGATGGGGCGACTGATGTTGGCTGGCTTCGTCATCGCCGGCGATGCGATGCTTGTGTTGTCGCCATCGGACCTGCGCTACTTCCACGCCACGGCGGCCGGATGTAAGTTGGCGGGCCTGCCGACGAAGCGCGCTTCCGTGGCGCTGGGAGCGCGGCCATGACGACCCTCTACCTGGCCGGGCCGATGAGCGGAATCGTCGACGCTGACGGCGTTCCAAATTTGAACTTCCCACTGTTCAACGCCGAGGCCGCCCGCCTGCGCGCGCTGGGCTACACGGTCGTGAACCCGGCCGAGATCAACGGCGGCGCGGCCGAACTGGTGGCCTGCGCAGCCATGACGCCGGCCGAGCTCAAGGCCCACTGGCGCAAGTGCATGCGCCGCGACATCCCGGCCATGATGGAGTGCGACGCCATCGCGCTGCTGCCGAACTGGTTCAAGTCGAAGGGCGCCAAGCTGGAGGTGCGCATCGGCTCGGACCTCGATATGCCGATCAACATGGCGGCGGACCTGGTCGACCGGGTGTGGGATTTCTCGGATTTGGATTACGAGGAGGTGGCGTGATGCATTTCGACGACACAATCCCCAGCCGCGCCGAAGCACGCCAAGATGCCCGCAAGCAGGCCCAGGCCGGCGCTGAGCGTGCACTGGCTGACGCCGACCGCCGCAACGGCGCGCTGATGCGCAAGGACTCGCGGATGGTGCGCCTGCTGAAGGCGTATTGCGCGGTGCCGGATGACGGGCGTGATGCATTCGTGGATCGGGCGGTGTCGCCGTGAAGCTCACAAAAGCTGAGCGTGCCACACTGGCCAGCATGTTCGTCGGCCGCTGCGCCTATTGCGGCGATCCGCTGGGCGGACGCTGGCACGCTGACCACAAAGACCCAGTCCTGCGCGGTTATGCCGAGCCCAGCGCCGAAAATCCGACAGGCATCCTCCACACGCACCGTGATGTGATCGACAACATGATGCCGTCCTGCGCCCCCTGCAATCTGGACAAGGCCAGCTACACGCTGGAGCAGTGGCGAACGAAACTGGAAGGCTCGGCCGCATCGCTGACGCGCTACAGCTCGACGTACCGGCATGCCTTCCGCTTCGGACTGGTGAGGCCGGTGGCCGAGCGCGTGACGTTCCACTTCGAGCGTGCCACCGAGGTGCAGCCTTGATGCGTCGCAGCCCACTCAAGCCCGGTACCGGTTTTAAGAGCCAAGGTTTCGCGCGCGGCGAGCGCATCGAAGCCCGCGAGGTGACGAAGGTCAAGGTGGCGCGCGAGAAGAAGCACAAGTGCGCTGTGCGGACTTGCCGCGCCGAGTTCGTCCGGCCGCAGCCGTTCGTGACCTGGTGTTCGCCGGAATGCGGCGCCGCGCTGGCCATGGCGAAGATCGAGAAGCAGCGCGCAGGCGCCGCGAAGGCGGAGCGCAAGGCCGACAAAGAGAAGCTGGCCAAGTTCAAGCGCAAGGCCGACCACGTCGCCGACTGCCAGAAGGCATTCAACGCCTGGGTGAGGTTCCGCGACCGGTTGGAGCCGTGCATCGATTGCGGCCGCCGCGCCGGCGCCGGCTCGCTCACCGGTGGCGCCTGGGACGCCGCTCACTACCTGTCGCGCGGCAGCCACCCGCACCTGCGCTTCGACGAGAGGAATGTGTTCGCCCAGCTCAAGGGCTGCAACCGGCCCGGCGGCACCACTGCGGCATCGTTTCGCGCCGGCGTCATCGCGCGCATCGGCCTGGCCGCCGTTGAGGCGCTGGAAGCCGACAACGATCCGCGCAAGTACTCGGTCGACCAGCTGATCGCCATGACCGCGCACTACAAACAATTACTGAAAAACCTGAAAGCCGCTGCCTGACGGCGCCGGCATAACCATTGAACGGATGAGACATGAGTGCATTTAGCCCTGAAGAACAAAAATTGCTGATCCAGGCCGAGTACGGCCAGTTCTTGCGCGAGAAAATCAAGATGGCCCCGCTGAAGGGGTTCGACGTTCCGCTCGAGCAGATCAATCCTACTCTGAAGCCGCATACCCGTGACCTGGTGCGCTGGGGCCTGGCGGGCGGGCAGCGCGGCATCTTCGCCAGCTTCGGCCTACACAAGACCGCCACCAACATCGAAATCATGCGCCTGATCGGCGTTCACCGTCCGGGCCTGCGTCTGATCGTGCTGCCGCTGGGCGTACGCCAGGAGTTCGTGCGCGAGGCCGCGAAGCGCTTCACCGGCGAATACGCGGTCAAGCTGCAATTCATCCGGACGACCGCTGAAATGGTCGACCCGGGCGTGATCTACATGACGAACTACGAGTCCGTCCGCGAAGGCAAGATCGATGTCGCGCTGTGCCGCGCGGTGGCGCTGGACGAGGCGGCCGTGCTGCGCAGCTACGGCAGCAAGACGTTCCAAGAGTTCCTGCCGATGTTCGAAAGCGTCGAGTTCAAGTTCGTGTTCACGGCCACGCCAAGCCCGAACCGCCTGAAGGAACTGATCCACTACGCCGGGTTCCTGGGCGTGATGGACACCGGCCAGGCGCTGACCCGCTTCTTCCAGCGCGACAGCGAAAAGGCAGGGAACTTGACCCTCTACCCGCACAAGGAGCAGGAATTTTGGCTGTGGGTCGCCAGCTGGGCGGCCTACCTGCAAAAGCCGAGCGACCTGGGCCACTCCGACGAGGGTTATGCGCTGCCGCCGCTGGACCTGCGGGTGCACGAGCTGGCCAGCAACTACGACGCCGCTGGCGCCGAGAAGAACGGCCAGGGCCTGCTGATCCCGAATGTCGCCATGGGCCTGTCGGCCGCCGCCGGCGAGAAGCGCGAAAGCATGGCTGACCGCGTGGCCAAGGCCGTCGAGTTGGTGCTTGCGCGCGCCCCCGGCGAGCAGGCCATTGTCTGGTGCGACTTGAACGACGAGCAGCGCGCGTTGGAGAAGGCGCTGGCCGCCGCCGGCGTCACGGTTTCATCGCTGGATGGCAGCCAAGACCCGGACCACCGCGAGCAGCTGATGGACGACTGGCGCGAGCGGCGCACCGACGTGTTCCTGTCGAAGCCGGTGATGTACGGCGCCGGCCCGAACCTGCAGCAGTGCCAACTGATGATTTTCACGGGCATCGGCTTCAAGTTCGCGGACTTCATCCAGGCGATCCACCGCATCTTTCGCTTCGGCCAGGACGGCACCTGCCGTGTGCACATCCTGCATACCGAGGTTGAGCGCGCTGTGCTGGCCAGCCTGATGGAGAAGTGGCGCCTACACGACGACGCCCAGGCCATGATGGGCAATATCATCCGCACGTACGGCCTGGACAAGCTGTCCATGCAGGACACGCTGGCGCGCACCATCGGCGTGCAGCGCCAGGTTGCCGTCGGCGAGCACTTCACCGTCGCGAACAACGACTGCGTGCTGGAAGCGCTGGAACAGGCGGACAACTCGATGGGGATGATTCTGACTTCGATTCCATTCGGAAACATGTACGAATATTCACCGAGCTACAACGATTTCGGCCACACACAGGACAATGCGCAGTTCTGGCGCCAGATGGATTTCCTGACCCCGCAGTTGCTACGCATCCTGCAGCCGGGCCGCATCTACGCTTGCCACGTGAAGGATCGCATCCTGTTCGGCAACGTCACCGGTGCCGGCATCCCGACGGTGAGCCCATTCCACGCTGAGGCGATCTTCCACGGGCTGAAGCACCGCTTCGACTACATGGGCATGATCACGGTCGTGACCGACGTGGTGCGCGAGAACAATCAGACCTACCGCCTGGGCTATTCCGAGGTCTGCAAGGACGGCACGAAGATGGGCGTCGGCATGCCCGAGTACATCCTGCTGTTCCACAAGCCGCAGACCGACCGCTCGCGCGGCTACGCCGATACGCCAGTCACCAAGGCAAAGCCGCTGTGCCAGGGAGATGACGGCACGCCGGTGGACTTCGATCGCACGCTGCCGCCAATTCCCGGCACCGGCTACACCGTCGCGCGCTGGCAGGTCGACGCGCATGCGTTCTGGCGATCGGGCGGCAACCGCCTGCTGGGCGCGGCGGAGCTGGCCTCCTATGGGCCGGCAAAACTGGCGAAGATGTTCACCGAGCTGTCGCTGACCAATGTCTACGACTACGAACTGCATGTCGGCGTCGGCGAGCACATGCTGGCCAACAAGGCGCTGCCGGCCACCTATATGAGCCTGGCGCCCGGCAGCAGCGATCCGATGGTATGGCATGACATTGTCCGCATGCGCACCTTGAACGGCGAGCAGTCGGCGCGCGCGGTCGAGAAGCATGTTTGCCCATTCCAGGTTGATGTCGTCGACCGCCTGATCCTGCGCTACACGAACCCGGGCGAGAAGGTCTATGACCCGTTCAGCGGCCTCGGCACGGTACCGGTGCGTGCGGTGAAGCTGCGCCGCTACGGCGGCGGGTCCGAGCTCAGCACCAGCTACTTCGCCGACCAGGTGCACTATTGCCAGGCGGCCGAGCGCGAAATCAGCATCCCGACGTTGTTCGACCTGGTGGCGCTCGACCAGAAGAACGCATCGTGACCCGCCGCCACGCACTCACTGATACCCAGGTGCGCGAAGTCTTCGCCGCCCACCAGTCCGGTGTGCGCGGCGCCGGCTACCAGTCGCTGGCGCGCCGGTTCGGCGTCGGGGTGTCCACCATCCGCGACATTTTGACCTGCCGTTCGGCCTACGCCACGGGCAGATGCGCGCCGTCTGCACGCGCCACCGCGCAAGGAGCCGCCCATGCTTGACCAGAGTTTTCAAGTGGCGACGCTGACCCCATTCCAGCAGGTGACCGCGCAGCTGAAGGAGGCGCTGCGCGAGAACGCCGAGCTGAAGGCGCAGATCAAGGTGCTGACGGCGGCGCCGGCCGGCGGCAAGCCGAAGCGCGCGCCCAAGGCCCTCAAGGCATCTGGCGACTACCCGCCCGAGTTCCTTGCCGCCTACGACGCCGGCCGCAAGTGGCGCACAGGCTCGACCCTGCCGGCCGCATTCACTGCGTGGAGCGCGCGCATCAAAAAGGGCGACGCCGACACAGCTGCGACGATCATCGCCCGCACCGCCGAGTACGCGGCCTTTTGCATCGCCACCGGTACCGAAAAGAAAATGGCGCAGACCTTCTTCGGGCCGGGTGAGTATTGCCTGGCTGAGTGGCCCATACCGTCGGCGCCGGCCGCGCGCGGCGGCAAGTTCGACCCAGTAGCGCACGTCAACCAAGGCAGCATGCCGCCACAAGGAGACTGGTTCGATGGAATTATCGACATCACACCACGCTGACGGGCCGTCCGTTTGGCTGATGCCGCGCCCGAAGCTGGGAGGGAGAACGATTCTCGACGAACTGTTCAACCGGTTCGATGGGTCGTACGCTGGGACGTGGAAGGCCAAATTCAGCGGCCCGCAATCGATCCAGAACTGGAAGGACGCATGCGCGCGGGTATTTGACAGGGAAGGCCTGACGCTGTCGCAGGTCGCGGCCGGATTTGAGGCGTACGAGCGCCTGTACCCGACTTGGCCGCCGACGGCGCAGGAGTTCGCCAACATCTGCAATCCGCCGGTCGACCCAGTGGCCGCCTACCACGAAGCACTGTCCGGCCTGGAGGCGCGCGGTAAGGGTGAGCAAGGCGCTTGGTCGCACCCGGCGATCTTCTGGGCCGCGTCCGGCATGCGCATCGAGTTGGCCAGCCAGCCCGGCCAGTTCATGAAGGAGCGCTGGGCGGCAGCCCTGAAGGCGCAGCTGGCGCGCGGCACGTGGGAGCCGATCCCGGAGCCGCGCGTGCTGCTGCCGGCGCCCGGCAAGTCGCCGACGTCGCAGGAGGACGCGCAGCGCATGCTGGCCAAGCTCGGCGCCCAAGGCATCACGAAGACGGCCAAGAGCGACATCGACGGCAAGCGCTGGGCGAAACGGATCATGGAGCGGTTCGAGCGCGGCGACCGGTCGCTGAAGGCTTTTCAGATCAAGGAGGCGCGGATTGCGCTGGGCATCAAGACCGATAACGAGGAGGAATCGTGAAAAAGCCACGCAAATACCAAGGCGCCGCCGTCTCGCCGCTGATCGTATTGGCCTCCAAGCAGTTGGTAGGGCAGGGCGATACCGACCAAATCGCGCTACCGCTCCTGATCCACTTCGACGGCGCCAAGCGCGGGCGCGGCTCGGTGGCCGCACACCGGTTCTTGACGACGCACCTGATCATCGCGTCAGCCATCGCCACCGGTACTGGGCTCAAAGCCATGCATGCCCAGGTGGTCGCCGCCTATGCCGCGCTGACGAAGGCGGCCGAGCGCCCCACGAAAGAGCTCGACCTGACGACCAGCGAATACGCGACGATCCGCAAGGCCATCGCCTCCTACCTGCACGTGCTGCCGCAAATCGAAGTGGGGCTGATGATGTTTGCGACCGGGCACGCCGCCAAGGTGCTGGCGTGAACGCGCCACTCAGCCGAGACGAGCTCCTGGCCGTGCTACTCGCGCCGGCGCGCCGCGATCCCGAACCGAGCCGCGCGCTGCCAGCAGCAGCCTACCGCGACCCGGCGCAGAGCGTGCAACTGGAGGCCGAGAAAGCGAAGCCGGCGCGAAAGAAACCCAGACCGCCAAAGGTGAATAAGAAATGGCGATAGTTGTAGGTTTCACCAATTACATTTCGATTTTGCTGTGTTAACCTTTGGCATTCTTCCCCGGAGCAACTCACATGGGCTTTGCCGATAAGTACGTTTGGGCCTTGGGCGCCAGCACATTGCAGGACGACGAGACACACCACGCGACCGAGCCGCTGTTTGCCGCGGCAGTCGCTGACACCGTCGGCATCGGCATCGGGGCGCTGCTGTCGCGCGTCAAGTTCGCCGACGGCTCGATCAGCAAGGTCTTCGAGTCCGGCACGCAGAACCTGCCGCACTTGATCCGCACATGGTCGGCGCTGGTGGCGCAAAAGGGCGAGGAGCGCAAGTGGGTGAAGATTCGCGCCGAGTGGGATGTCGCCGCCGCGTCCGCGCTCTATGCGCGCGTGGCTCAGCGCTCGCTGGCGCACTGGCTCGACGGCAAGTGCAAGGCATGCTGCGGCACCGGCGTGACGGCCGAGCGGCGCATCTGTCAGACCTGCAAGGGCAACCGCGCCGAGGAAATCACTGGGCAGGGCTTCGAGGCCAACCTGGTCAAGGACATGATCAGCGAGCTGGATGGCCTGCTTCAAGCGCACAACGCGCGCGCCGCCGCCCGGTTGCGCCGCGAGCCCGCCGGGTCGATTCTCTGACCCTCGACATTATCACGAAGTTCTATCTCTAGAGGCCTCGCGCAATGAGCATCAGCCAGTCCCGATTCGAAGCCATTTTCAGCGGCCAGAGCTCCGTCGCAAAGAAGGTCTATGACGCCGTCCCGATTTCCGAAAGCTGGAACGTGAAGCGGATCACCGCCGAACTGATTCGCCAAGGCACCGGCCAGGACCCACGCACCATCGCCGGCTGCCTCGACACGCTGAAGCGGTCCGGGCTAATTAATGAACTGCTGCGCGGTGAATTTCGCCGCGAGTCGGTCAAGGAAGTGACTGTCAAGAAAGTGGAGGTCGAAGTGAACTCGAAGCCTGTAGGTGTTCCAACCCCTGAGGCGCCCGCGCCGGTCTTGCAACCAGGCGTATCGCCGATGGATGTCCTAGGCCATCTGGCCGCACGTGCCGCCGCGTTGTCGCAGATGGCGCGCAACCTGTGCGCCGACATCGAGAATGCAGCCGTCGAGATTCAGCAGCACGTGGAGAGCGTCGAGCAAGATACGCAAAAGTTCAAGCAGTTGCAGTCGCTCCTGAAAAGCATGAGCTGATTTTATTTTCGAAAGTTGTAGATTTCTACATTGCGCGGCGTTGATATGCGTTGATATGATGGAGGCCTTAAATACTTTCTGCGTGTCGTAATGCGGGCTCACAAGCCCCACCGCTAGCAGGGATTTGCGAGTTGTGTCAGCCGTGATGCTGCCGCTCGCCTGTACGACCCGCCCACTTCGCAGATAGCGCTGGGGCAAAAATCCAAAGCCCGCGCCGCAAGGTTCGCGGGCTTTTTCATTCGGCGCCACACCGCAAGGCTGCCATGACGAACACGACGCACCCGAGTAAGCAACTGGTCCGCGACTATCTCGACGCGCGCACGCGCTCCACGGAGCCGCCGCCCACGCCCGCCGAGGTGCGGCGTGAGCTCGGCTGGGATCTAATCCCCGCGAACCGCCAGCCGGACCGCGCCGACGAACCGTAAGCCGCCCGGCCAGCGCGGCACCCGAGAGGATTCACATGATTACCCCAACCGTGGGCCGCAAGGTCTGGTACCGCCCGAACGCATACGACAAACTGGGCCCGGGCGGCATGCAAGCCTATGGCGAGCAGCCGTGCGATGCAACCATCGTCGCCGTGCATTCGAATGCGCTGGTCAACTTGGCAATCTTCGACCACAACGGCAATCTGCATAAGCGCACCTCCGTGACGCTGCTGCAGGACGATGCCAAGGCGAACGAGGGAGCATCGTACGCCGAATGGATGCCGTACCAAACGACCCAGGCCGCGAAGCACGCAGCCGAATAGAACTGGCCGGCCGCGTGAGCACACCGCGCCACCCAGCAACGGAGGTGCGCCATGAAGTAGCCTCGCCCAAGACATTTTAGAAAGAGCACCCAGCCGGGCGCCGCCTTCGGGCCGCGCGCCAAACCGGCCGCCAGGACGCTGTAACCAGGCACCCAATTCGCTGTACCTGCGGTAGCCCCGACGTTACGACAACGGGCGAGAGCGCAGGGCGGCAAGTAGCACCAGTGTCACCGGAAGCATGGCTGAGAGGCCGAAAGCAACGGCTTGCTAAGCCGCACGCTCGCAAGGGCGCCCAGGTTCGAATCCTGGTGCTTCCGCCAGTTTTGCGGGTGTAGCTCAATGGCAGAGCTGACGCTTTCCAAGCCTATGACCAGGGTTCGATTCCCTGTACCCGCTCCAGTGTCTCCCGCCCAGCTCGCGCTGGTCGTTCGCCGCCGCGCGCCAGTCGCCGGTGGCTTTTTTATTTGAGGTGGCCATGGGCCTTGATTTCGACTTGCGTGGCTTCGTGATCTTCTGCGTGCTGGCCGGCGCCGCTGTCGCGACTGCGCTCATCTACGGCCTGCCGTGGCTGTGGTCAGCCATCAAACCGCTGCTGCACGCGGCATCGGCATGAGTCTCCTCGCCGCCATGATGATCCTGTGGAGCGTTGACCGCCCCGCACCGGTGCCGGCCGCTCCGGCCTCGCCGAACGCATCCTGGCCGTACCGGGCGCCGGCATGAGTGCCGCCGAGAACTGGGCGAACCAGAAGGTGAACACCGTCATCTGGCGCGCCGACATCGACACTTCCCGTCGGTGGATTTCGATCTGCTGCCAGCTGCTGCGCATGCAGCGCGACATCGTGCAACGCAGGATTCAAGGGCCCGGCTCCGGCAAGGCGAGATAGATCACGTGCTGCCGCCAGCGCGCTTCCAGTGGCGGTCAATAACGGGCGCAGTCGTCGTCGAGCAAGAGCCGGAAGTCCTCCGCAGAACACCGCGGTCTGTTACGGACCGGGCGGCGACAACAAGGACTCACATGAACCAGCACCAGCACCCTTCGAACAACGACGTCCTCGGCGCACCGAAAGGCTGGGACCAGGATGAAGTTCCATGCCGGGCCCTGCCGATCACCCGCGTCAGCTACGACGGCATCGCTGCCGTGATGTCCTACTGGAAGCCGACCGCCGACGAACTGGCCATGCTCAACGCCGGCGGCTCGGTCGCGCTGTCGATCATCGGCACCACGATGCCGCCGGTGATGCTGGCGGTCGACCCGGCGTAAGCGCATGGAATTCGTCCACTTCAAGGTATTCGAGGGAAGAGACGCCAAAGGCCGCCCGATCAGCGCATGGTCGTTCTATGCACGCAGGACGGAATGGAGGCGCGGCTTCGTTGTAGCGCTTGGCCCATACCGGTTCGCGCTGCTCGCCGGCTGATGGCTGCGAAGAAGCCCGTCGCGCCCGGCCAGACCAGGCCGATGCCGCCCGAAAGCTTCACCGACGCACTGAGCGCCCGCTACATGCCGGCGCCCGAAGTGCTCAAGTGGGTCCGCGCCGAGATCCTGACCGAAGGCGGCCAACTGCACAATCCCGACCACGAGCACCTTGAGTACGCCGACATCCAGTTCCTCTGGGCGCCGGAAGGCTTCAACAAGCAGGGCCGCACGGTGCTGGGCCAGTGCGAAGAGGTCACATTTCGCTGCGGGCCATGGCAGAAGGGCCGCCAGCAACAACAGATGGCCGACTGGTTCGGCATGGTGCCGCAGTTCCTGATCACCCTGGACGCGAGCTACTGCCTCACCTGCAGCGACGTCGAGTTCTGCGCGCTTGTCGACCACGAGCTCTACCACGCAGCGCAAGAGCTGGACGAGTTCGGGCAACCGGCGTTCAACAAGTACGGGCTGCCTAAGCTCTGCATGCGAGGACATGATGTCGAAGAGTTCATCGGCGTGGTCCGCCGCTACGGCCCAGGCGTCGATGTGCAGCGCCTGATCGATGCCGCCAAGGGCGCGCCGGAGGTGGCGAAACTTAATATTGCGAGGGCTTGCGGTACGTGTCTGCTGAGAGCGGCTTGACCTTGACATGCCCTTGACGGAAGGCAACTCCCATGGCGGCACTCAAGGATGACGTGAAAGCCTTCATCGTGCAGGCCCTGGCGTGCTTCGATAAGCCTACACAGGTTGTCGCGTCGGTCAAAGAGCAGTTTAAGCTCGATGTCACACGTCAGCAGGTGGAGGCTTACGACCCGACCAAATACGCTGGCCGGACGCTGAATCTCAAGTGGAGCACGCTGTTTAACGACACGCGCAAGCGCTTCCGTGAGGATACCGCGGACATTGGCATTGCCAGCCGCGCCGGCCGTCTGCGCGCACTTGACCGCATGGCAGGAAAGGCTGAGGACAAGGGCAACATCCCGCTGGCGATCCAGATCATCAAGCTGGCCGCCGAGGAAGTGGGCGACGTCTACGTGAATCGCCGCCTGGACGCGCCCAAAGCACCCGTCGGTACGCAAGAGGGCGGAATTCCGGCCGCTGCCGAGTATGTGCTGAAGCCTGACGAAGATGTCCCAGAACAGCCCGTACTCTGATCCGCCGATAGCGCTGACGCCGAAGCAGGCGAACATCTACTGCTGGGGCTGGCAGAAAAAGGCGCGCTTCCGCGATGCGGTTTGCGGCCGTCGCTTCGGCAAGACGTTCCTGGGCAAGGCTGAGATTCGCCGCGCTGTGCGTCTGGCCGCGAGTTGGGGCGTCAGCGTTGAAGATGAGATCTGGTATTGCGCGCCGACGTTCAAGCAGGCGAAGCGCGTGTTCTGGCGCCGCCTCAAGCAGGCGATCCCGGCCAGCTGGCGAGCAAGCAAGCCGAACGATACCGAGTGCTCGATCACCACCAAGGCCGGTCACGTCGTTCGCATCGTCGGCCTGGATGCTTACGACAACCTGCGCGGCTCTGGCCTGTTCTTCGCGCTGGTCGATGAGTGGGCGGATTGCCCATATGCGGCCTGGGAAGAAGTGCTACGCCCGATGCTCTCCACCTGCAAGTTCACCATCAACGGTGAGCAGCGGGTCGGCGGCCACGCGCTGCGCATCGGAACGCCGAAGGGCTTCAACCACTGCTACGACAGCTACCTGGACGGACAGGGCCGTGAGCCCGACCACAAGAGTTGGCTGTACACCTCGGTCGACGGCGGCAACGTGCCGGCGGAAGAGATCGAAGCCGCGCGCCGGAAGATGGACCCGCGCACGTTCCGCCAGGAGTACTTGGCGAGCTTCGAGAACTACCAGGGCGTCATCTACTACTGCTTCGACCGCCGGAAGAATCACACGGACGATACGGTCAAGGCTGGCGATGCGCTGCACATCGGCATGGACTTCAACGTCGGGAAAATGGCCGCGGTGGTCTACGTGATCCGCGACGACCTGCCGCGTGCGGTGGACGAGTTTGCCGACGTGTTCGACACGCCGGCGATGATCCAAAAGATCAAAGACCGCTACCAGCAGGCAGGCCAGCTGCATACCATCGCGGTGTACCCGGATGCCTCCGGCCAGAATCGTAAAACCAGCGGCGCGAGCGAGTCGGACCTGTCGCTGCTGCGCACGGCTAAATTTACCGTGGTCGTCGACCCGACCAATCCGGCAGTCAAGGATCGCATCAACAGCATGAACGCCATGCTGTGCAACACCTACGACGAGCGCCGCTTCCTGGTCAACACGAACAAGTGCCAGAAATACACGCTCTGCCTTGAGCGCCAGATCTACGACGACAAGGGGGAGCCGGACAAGAAGGGTGGCTTCGACCACATGAACGACGCAGGCGGCTACTTCATCACGAAGCGCTGGCCGGTCGTCAAACGCACCGCATCGGTGAGTGCGATGCCAAAATAGTTATGCAGAAAAAGAGGGCTCCATGAGCGATGTGCGCACACAATCGGATGAGGCGGCAGAGCTGAACGCCGGCACTCCGCTGGTCAAGGCGCTGCTCGGCGGGACGAAGGCGATGCACGCCGCTGGCAGTAAGTACATGCCACGCCAGCCTCGCGAGGACCAGGAAGACTGGCAATACCGCCTGGACACGGCCACACTGTACCCAGCCTTTGAGCGCACCGTCGAAGTCTTGGCCGCCAAGCCATTTAGCAAGCCGCTGAAGCCTGCGGACGATACCCCGGCGCGCATGAAGCCGTGGGTGGATAGTATCGATGTCGTGGGCAAGAAGGGGCGGAATCTCCATACATTCGCGTCCGCCATCTGCCAGGATGCTATCGCATATGGTTTCTGCGGCATTCTGGTCGACTATCCGAAAGTCCAGAACATCCGGACCAAGGCCGACGAGATCGCATCAGGCGCCCGTCCATACTTCGTGCACGTCCGCAGTGAATCCATTCTCGGCTGGCTGCCTGCCGACGCGCAAAGCGTGGAAGAACTGACGCAGCTGCGCCTTCTGGAATCAGCCTCGGTTGCTGACGGTGAGTTCAACAGCAAATGCATCGAGCAGGTGCGCGTCCTCGGTCGCGGAACCTGGCAGGTGTGGCGCAAGGCTGAAACTGGAAACAAGGAGTGGGCAGTCCACGACGAGGGAACAACGACGATCAGCACCATTCCATTCGTGCCCGTCTACGGAAAGCGCAAGGGCTTCATGTGTGCGACGCCACCAATGATGCCGCTCGCCGAGCAGAATAAGGACCACTGGCGCGAATCGAGCGATCAGCGTGACAGCGTGCGGTTCTGCCGCAAGCGCATGCTGGTCTTCATCGGCGCCGAGCCGGAAGGCGAAGTCACTGCCGCGTCGAACTACTTTGTGAAGCTGCCACAGGGGTCGGACGCGAAGATCCTGCAAGGGTCCGCCGAGGCTGTGAAGATTGGCCGTGACGAGATCAATACGATCGAAGAGCAGATGCGCCAGTCCGGATCGGAGATGCTTGTCATCCGGCCCGGCAAGGTCACAGCGACGCAAACGACATCTGAAAATCAAGGCAACCTTTGCGCGCTGCAACAGATTGCCTTCGATCTCGACGATTCGCTGAATACAGCCCTGCAGCTGATGGCTGAATGGGTGGGGGAATCGCAAGGCGGGCACGTCGCGGTATTCAAGGACTTCGGCGCGGCGACATTGGCCGAGGCAAGCGCTGATCTGCTGCTTAAGGCGACGTTGGCCGGCGAGATGTCAAAGGAATCGCTGCACGAGGAACTGCAGCGGCGCGGTATTCGCTCGGGAGAAATCACCTGGGAGGAAGAGAAGAAGCGCATCGAGGCTGACCGTGAACTGGACGGCATGCCGCAGTTTTCGGTGCCGATGCCTGGAGCTCCGGCGCCGACCCCTTCGCCAACGCCAGCCGCAGCGGCTGAATAATGAGCGCCCTCGAAGAGTGGCTGCTTGAGGCGCTGCTCGGCAACGGCATAAAGATGCTGCGCGTCGAGGCCGAGATCAAGGCCAAGGTGCTGGCCCTGCTGATCCTGATGCAGAAGGATCTGGTCGGGGCGCTGGCCAACGCTGGCGAGCTGTCCGAGATGGGCAAGGCCGCCAAGGCGACGGTGCTGCGCGAGTCCAACGCGCTGATCGCCGACTACTACGGCCGGGCGCAGCTGCAGGTCGACCTGTACGGCATCGCCGAGGTCGAATCGCTGGGCGTGAAGAAGGCGCTGGCCAGCGTGATCGAGCGCGCGGCCGGGCCGGCTGGCGTCGAGGTGCGGCTGGGCATCGGCATCCCGAGCGAAGGCTACCTGCGCAAGCTGGCCAGCGACGTGCTGATCCAGGGCGCGCCGTCGAAACAGTGGTGGTTGCGCCAGCAGCTGGACACGCAGTTCAAGGTGACGAACGAGATCCGCATCGGCGCCGCCCAGGGCGAGACGAACGCGCAGATCATCAAGCGCATCGTCGGTCAGGAGGTAACGGTCAAGCCGGCCGCGCCGACGGCCAAGGGGCCTGCGGTACCGGAATTGGTGCCGGGTGTGCCGGGTGTGATGCCGCTGGCGCGCAAGAACGCCGCCGCCATCGTGCAGACGAGCATGGCGACCGTCTCCGCCGCCGCGCGCCGCGCCACGCTGGAGCTGAATAAGGACATCACTAACGGCATCATGCAGGTGAGCGTTCTCGATTCGCATACTTCGACGACCTGCATCGCCTACAGCGGCGCGTGCTGGGACTGGGACTATCAGCCAATCAACGGCAACGACCTGCCATACCTGTCGGGCGTGCCGCGACACTGGAATTGCAGGAGTATAGAAATTGCAATTCTTAAGACACTGCGCCAGATGGGCATCGACATGGATGAGCCAGACCCCGGTCAGCGCGCCTCGGCCGCCGGCCCGATCAGCGCCAAGACGACGTTTGCGGAGTTCCTCAAGGCGATGGGCCCGGCCTACCAGAATGAAACGCTGGGACCGGGCCGCGCAGAACTGTTCCGCGCCGGCAAGCTGACGCCGCGCGACTTGGTGAACATGGACGGCCGCCCGATGAAGCTGTCGGAACTCAAGGTGCTGCACTCGAACTGATGTAGAATCGCCGGATGACATTCGATGCCAAAACCCTGCTGGCCGCGCCGCTGGTCGACCTCACTGTCGACGGGCTGGCCGCTGCGCTGGCGACGCTCCAGGCGGCCGGCTTCGGCGGTGCTGGCGTGAAGCTGCCGGGCGGCGCGCCGGTCCGCAAGCTGAACCTGGCTGCGCACGGCGAGCAGGCCGCGCATTTCGTACTGACCGATGGAGCTCTAAAATGAAAATGACCGTCGACGAACTAATCGCGAAGCTGCAGGAGATTTCTGCTGCCGGCGCTGGACAGTTGCCCGTGGAAGTGCACAAGAATGAGGCGTACGGCTCTTTTGATGTTGAAGTCTCGGTCCAGCCTCCTCGCATCGGTGTGCACGGCCCAATCCCGGCACGCGTCTGTATCGACCCCGCTGATTAAAGCCAGTCATCAATAAACCCAACCCGCTCCGGCGGGTTTTTTTACGCCCACAGATTTATCTGACCGCCCTCGAGGTGGTTTTTTTATGCCGCAAGCGGACGCGACGCGGTGCACGGCCGGAAGGCCATTCGATAGGGCGGATGCCCGGAAAGCTCTCAAATGAAACTGAAACTCGACGCAAATGGCAATGTGGTGGTACAGGACGGCAAACCAGTGTACGTGCTGGACGACGGGCGCGAGATCGCGCATGACGCCGCTGCAACCGTAGCGAAGATTTCCAGCCTGAACGGCGAGGCAATGAGCCACCGCCAGGCCAAAGAGGCTGCCGAAGCCGCCCTGAAGCCATTCAAGGATGCGGGCATCGAAGACCCTGCCGCCGCTGCGGCTGCGCTGCAGACCGTCGCGAACATCGCCTCGGGCGACCTGACGACCGCAGCTAAAGTGCAAGAGATTCGCGACGCCGCAACCCGCTCGGCGAACGAAGCTGTCGCCACTGCCACCCGCGCGGCTGAAGAGAAGCAGCGCGCGCTGACCGAGCAGAACACCAAGCTGACGCAGGACCTGAACAATCACATCGTAGGTGGCAGCTTCACCGGCTCGAAATTCATCGCCGACAAGATGGCCATCCCCGCCGACATTGCCCAGAAGGTGTTCGGCGACCGGTTCAAGGTCGACAACGGCAAGCTGGTCCCTCTCGATGCTGCTGGCAACCCTATATTTTCGGCTACCAACCACGGCAACCATGCCGACTTCGATGAAGCCATCCAGGTGATGGTCGCCCAATACCCGAACAAAGACATGATCCTGAAGGGCTCCGGCGCTTCCGGCGGTGGCGCTTCCGGTGGTGGCGCCGGTGCTGCCGGCGGCAAGTCCATCAGCCGCGCTCAGTTCGACGCCATGGACGGCGCCTCCCGCGCTGCCGCAATGAAGGGCGGCGCCACGATCAGCGACTAAGTCGCAACACCTGCTTCATCAGGCCCGCTACGCGCGGGCTTTGTTGTATCTGCATCACTGCAATTCCTTTGCCGGCGCCTGGATGGGCAAGCCGGTGCTTTGGGCTGGATGGCCTGTCTGCTTTGAAACCCCAAACCACCAACTGAAAGGCAATACCATGAAGATGATCCTCTTCGCAGTCGCCGCCATCATCGCGCTGGCCCTGGTCCCCGTTGTTCAACTGTTCGCTGACGTTACCGGCGTCGGCCATGGTGCTGCGCTGACCACCAGCCTGCACGGCAAGGCGTTCGCCGAGATCGCACGCGCCCACTTCCAAAACTACATGGCTAACACCGGCATGCAGATGGGTATACTGACCCTGAACGGCCTGATTCCAACCATTTACGAAGCGATGGACACGGTATCCCGTGAACTCGTCGGCTTCATTCCTGCTGTATCCCGAGATTCCACGGCAGCTCAGGCCGCCGTCGGTCAGGTGGTGATGTCGCCGGTTGTCGGTGCTTTGCCAGCTGAAGACCTGGTAGCCGCCGCATATGCTGACGTCGCACCGTCGCGCACCATCGGCAACGTGCAGATGACCATCAGCAAGGCACGCTCCGTTCCGTTCGGTATCACCGGCGAAGAAACGCGCGGCTTGCAAAGCTCCGGCACGCTGGGCACTATCAATCGTGACAGCATCGTCCAGGCGTTTCGCACCCTGACGAACGAAGTCGAGACCGACCTGGCTGCGCTGCACATTTACGCATCCCGCGCATACGGCACGTTCAACGTCACCCCGTTCGGCACTGCTGCCGACCTGAGCGACTTCGCCCAGTCCCGTAAGATCCTGGACGATAATGGCGTGCCGCAGTCGGACCTGCACATGGTGATGGGTTCGTCGGCTGTGGCCAACATTCGCGGTAAGCAATCGGGCCTGTTCAAGGTGAACGAGGCCGGCAGCGACGACCTGCTGCGTCGCGGCGCGCTGGGTTCGGTGGAAGGTTTCGACCTGCATAATTCCGGCCAGGTGAAGAAAGCCGTCACCGCTGGTACTGGCGCCTCCGCCACGACCAATGCCGCAGGCTATGCCGTCGGCGCGACGACCATCACACTGGCCTCGGCCGGAACTGGCGCGGCGATCGCAGGCGACATCATGACCGTGGCGGGCGACACCGAGAAGTATGTGATCGTCACCGGTGACACTGACGTGTCGAACGGCGGCACCATCGTTATCGCTGAACCAGGTCTGCAAAAGGCAATCCCGGCCTCTGCCACCGCCCTGACCCTGATCGCGGCCACCACTCGCAACATGTTCTTCCATCGCTCGGCCATCCAACTGGCAACCCGGGCGCCGGCCATGCCGGAAGGCGGCGACTCGGCGGATGACGTGGTGCTGATCACCGATCCTTATTCGGGTATCACCTACGAGTTCTGCCTGTACCGCGGCAAGCGCTCGGTCCGCTGGGAGGTCAATCTGGCCTGGGGCGTGAAAGCTGTAGCGCCTCGCCACATCGGCCTGCTGATCGGCGCGTAAGCGCGACCTGCGCTCACATCAACCTGCTCAGCGGCCAGCGCCGTTGAGCATCTACCGCGAGAACAACATGTCCACCACGATAAAAATCAAATCCACCCATCCAGCATCGCAAGGCCCGTTCGTCATCATCGAGCGCGCCAACTTCAATCCCGAGTTGCACGAAAAGTACGACGACGGCAGCGACGATGGCGACCTGCCTGAGCACGTGCCGACCATGGCTGAACTGCTGGCCGCCCGCGATCAGCTGCAAGCTCGCGCACGCGAGCTGGACGCCGAGGCTCAGCGTGTCGCGGACCAGACTGTTGCAAACGAAGCCGAGGCCCAGCGCCTGGCTGACTTGGCCGCCGCCGCTGCCGCCGCATCCACCGTGCCGGCCGAGATCGCCGCCATGAGCAAAGACCAACTGCAAGCCGCGCTGACCGAGAAGGGTGTCGCGTTCCCGGCAGCCGCCAACAAAGCCGACCTGATCGCGCTGCTGACCGCGTAATCCACGCCGTCCCAATCGTCTGCCCGCCGTGCGCGGGCTTTTTTCGCCCCAACGCCGAGAGCATCCATGACCATCACCACCACGATCAAAGCAGGCGACTCGCCGCAGACCATCACGCTGCACGAGGGCAAGGCGCTGACGCTGACCGGCGCAGCTGGCGCCGTCGGTGTCGCGTACCAGCTCGACCTGGTGCTCGGCGGCACGAACTCGGTGAAGTCATGGGCGGTCGGCACTGGCGCACTGCCGCAGATCGGCCCCTACTCCGGCACGCAGAATATCCTGATCACCTGCACCGCAGGTAGTATTAATGCGACGGTGGGGGATGCGGCAGTGACGAATTCAGCCACCATCGCAAATCTCGGGAATACCTCGATCGTGCACGCTCCGCGCACCCTGCTGCTGGCTAGCGATTCCATCGGCGCCATTTCCGAGGTCATTCTCGGCGCCACGTCGGTGGTGGACAATGGTGACGGTACCGGCACTGCGACCAAGGGGAGCACTTGGGGCGCCAGCGTCGGTGAGCCGATCCGCATCTGCTCCGCGACTACCAAGACTTTGAATGTGATGGACAGCTACATCTCGGCGATCACCAACGGCGGTAACTCGCTGGTGTTCCCACTGGGCGGCCGTACATCAACCGTGACATCGCCGTCCACACCGAGCGTGGTGTTCCCAAACCGACGTGGCTCACGCGGCTACCTGAACGCCATGGAGATGTTCCTGGGCATTTCGTTCAAGACGACGTGGTGCGGCGTGGCGGGCGCTACGTCCACACAGATCAACACGCTGCTCAACGAGACGCCTCAGACCGGCCTGTACGATGTTGGTGTTTTTGAGCTCGGCATGAATGACGTCTACTCGGCGCTGCTGGACACGGTTACAGCCTGGCCTCTGCTGAAAGCAGCCATCGACAACGTGCGCGGCCGGTGCGGAACGCTGCTGGCCCTCCCTATTCCCCCGCGCGACAGCAGCAGTGGGCAGTGGACGGCGCAACGCCAGACCTATCATACCCAGCTGAATCGCCTGATCTACGACTACGTGCTGTCCATCGGTGGTTACTTCATCGACACCTGGAAAGCGATGCAGAACGGCGTGACCTATGTGAATCCCGCCGCGACCAACCCGGACCCATTGACGGCATTCATGTTTGACACGACCCATCCGGCATGGCCAGGCGCATTGGCGATAGGCCGAGCTATGGCCACTCCGCTATTACCTCGCATGGGCGCGCCAGGCTGGCAGCCATCGCACGCCAACATGCTGCTGGCGGACAGTGGAAACCTGCTGACCGATGCGGCATTCGCGGTTGATACCAACGCCGATGGTGTCTCTGATGGCTGGGCCTTAGTCAGCACCACGGCCAATATGAGCGTCGTTCCCAGTCGCGTACAGCGCACCATCGCCACGGATGGTGATGGTGTGGGTTACAACCAGAAACTGCTGTGCAACTACGGAACTGCTACCGGCACTGCTTCTACCAAATTCAGTAAGGCCGGCATGCAAGCGCTGGTTGCTTCGTATGTTGGGCAAAAGGTGCAGTTCAAGCTGCCATTCTCGCTCACTGGCGCTGTCGGCCTGATCGGTCTGGAGCTGACGATTATGGGTACACTCCCGAACAGCCAGAGCTGGCAGATCTACGGGAATGCGCTCGACAGCAGCGCCAAGGCCATCACCGGATCGTTGGCCGGAACGCTGATGACGCCAGAGGCAATTGTTCCGGCGGGGCTTACGAATCTCGATATATGGGTTCGCCCCTACTTCAATTCGACGCAGACAGCAGACATGACGCTGTTGCTGTGGCAGCCGGATCTGCGCATAGCCAGCTAGTCATCCCCACCTGCTAGCTTTCCTTTGCCTCGTTTATGTTTATTTAAGAATGGTCGGATTTCTGCCCACGCTGCCTTAAGTATTCGGTCGTATTCCAGGGCACGTTGCTGCTGCTCAAGAGTAGAAAGTATGGCCGTGACATCGGCTTTGCTATCAAGTACTTCCCCAAATTTCTGCTCAACGTTTGCAACAACTTCAATCGCAAGCGGAAGTACGTCGTCGATTGTAAGCGGCGGATGATTTCCTTCCATGGCAAGCGTTTGCATCATTACGAGAACCCAGCTCATCCTAATCGGGAGCGGAGGATGGGTCTTACCAATTGCAATCTCTCCGTCCCATGGGGATGGGTTCAGCATCCGGAAAAAGGTATATCCAGCGATAACGGTGGAGGAAACAACAGCCTGCACCGTGCCATATAGGCAGTGCTGTGCGAGCGATCTGAAATAAGTATTCAAATCTGCAACACTAGCGTTTGCGTTGAGTATAGGTAACTCAGCATCTTGGTATTCGGCCAATCTGCTTAGGCCCCATTGGAGTTGGATTAACACTGCATTGCAGTCCGCGTCCATTTCTAGGGCCTGGCGGTACAACCAATCCGGCGCTTCTTCGGTGTTAATCATTTCAATCATTTGTGTTTGCCGGAAAGTATTAACGAGTTCTAGATGACCGTTCTTCACATGGGCGAATTCATGGCGGATCAGAAATTCCATAGATGCAATTGCCATTTGATGGGCACAAAAATATCTAAGAATATCGGAACAGGTTAGTCCATCAGCGCTGACGTACCGTGGATCGATTTGTATACTTTTCCAGTTTTCGCCCGGTAGATCAGGGATAGACCCGACATCGAGAGAATCGGGCGAGGCATATAGCGCTACAAACCAACTGAATGCAGTAATTATTGAGCCTGAATAGATTCCAATGAGATCGGTCTCGCTTGGCCCAGCTTTAGTGGCGTAACAGGTTGCGTTTGAATTCTCGTTTGATATCACCTCTAGCACGAGAGGACGTTGACCGTCGAGATAAAAGTGCCTTCGCATAGTCTCGCATGAATTGCGAAAGATCGGAATGCTCTGACTTATTGCCGCCACGTGCCCGGCTGGCATCCAGTCTGCGGGTTCGAACCTGCCGCCCTTGCTGGCAATAAAGCGCTCGAGTTCTTCATTGTAGGTTTCTTCAATTGCCATCGTCGCCTCTAATAAACTTGACCATTGGGAATATTATTATGGCACTAAATGTCGAAACCGGCGCCGGCCTGGCGAATGCCGAGAGCTACATCTCGGTCGCGGACGCGACGACTTACCACGCGAACCTCGGCAACTCCGCATGGGCGGCGCTGGCGTCCGACACCGTGCGCGAGCAGCTCTTGCGCCAAGCGACCGAGTACATGGTTGGCCAGTACCGCGACAACTGGAAGGGTCAGCGCACGAGCGCCACGCAGGCGCTGGACTGGCCGCGCTACAACGTGCAACTTCCCGATGTCGGCATTGGCCGATATCCCGCCTACGTCCAGCCCAACGTCGTCCCGGTCGAGGTGGCGAACGCCTGCGCCGTTCTGGCGCTGCAAGCCATCAGCGGCCCGCTGGCGCCGAACCTGGAACGCACCATCAAGCAGGACACGGTCGGCCCGCTGACGACAATCTACGCTGATGGGGCTCCAGAGCGGCCGCGCTACACGGCCGTCGACAACATGCTGAAGGTGTACTTGGCCGGATCGGGCACGTCGGGAAGGTTGGTACGCGGATGAGCGCCAGCCCGAACATGCACCGCGAGGCCTTCAACCTTCTGTGCGAAGACCTGATCTACCAAGGCATGTCGCGTGCGGTCTGGTCCAGTTTGGTCTTTCCGGATTGTGTGGTCAAGGTGGAAGATCGCCGGGGCTATTTCCAAAACGTCGTTGAATGGGAAACCTGGCAGCGCGTCAAGGATACACCGATGGCGCGATGGTTTGCCCCCTGCCGGTGGATCAGCCCAAACGGGGCAATTCTGGTAATGGAGCGCACGCGCGCGGCCGGCGATGCCCAATATCCCGAAAAGATGCCGGCCTTCCTGTGTGACTTCAAGCGTCGCAATTATGGAATGCTGGGCGCCGATCTGGTTTGCCACGACTACGGGACGAATATGTTGTTCGAGAACGGCATGACGAAACGCATGGTTGGCGCCAACTGGAGTGACGGTGCATGAGCGACTACGCCACCAAAGCCAAGAATGCCGACGCGACGTTCCGCCGCAGCGGCCAGCTGCTGACACTGACCTACAAGCAGCCCGGCACCTACGTCGGCGGCGCGCAGATTCCGGGTGTGCCCATCGTGAAACAGGCCTGGGGAATCGAAACCGGCGTCACCGCGCGCGACCTTGGCGTGGGCGTCATCAACGGCACGCTGATCAAGTCCGGTGACCGCAAGATCATGATGTCCGCGCTGGATAGCGCCGGCGCAGCATTGCCACAGATGAAGAACGAGGACCTGGTGCTGGCCGGCGGCGTGACCTACTCGGTCAAGAACGTCGACAAGGTGGCGCCCGGCGGCGTGGTCGTCATGTGGCAGCTGGTCGGCCGCGTCTGATGGGCACGTTTGCGCTGCAGATTCGCGCATGGGTGGACAAGACCAAGGGCGATCTGGACACCGCTGTGCGCTACTGTGCGATGGCGGTCGACGGAAAGCTGATGTACCGCTCACCGGTTGGCGACCCGACAAAATGGAAGGTGAACCCCAATAAGCCGAAGGTCTTCGGCAAGTTCAGCGCCGTAGGACCAAAGGCGAACTGGCAGATGGGCTTCATGAGCGGAGGAGCGTCAACATACCGCACATCCGGTGCCGGCTATGTTGGCGGGCGCTTTCGTGGCGCGTGGATGGTTTCCATTGGCACGCCAGATAATTCCGTCGGCACTGCACTGGACACGGAGGGCAGAGCAACACTGGAGGCCCACAAGGTGATCATCGCCGCGGCAAAGGCTGGCGATGTTATCCATTTCCGCAACAACATGCCCTATGCGGATCGCCTGGAAAAGGGGTGGTCCCAACAGGCTCCTCTTGGCATGGTCGCGTTGACCGTGGTCGAGTGGCAAACGATCGTCGATAACGTCGTCAACGGCATACGCGCCGGCACCAGTGCAGCAGAATTCGCGCAAGGCTTCGAGACCTATTCCCTATGAGTATTCCAAATATCCGCAACGCGTTGGAGCAGGCGCTGGCCAGCATCTCGCCGGCGATCGACATCGTGCACGAGAACGGCGAGCGGTACGAGCCTCAGGAAGGCGTGCCGTACTGCGAGGCCTACCTGATGCTGGCCGAGCCGAGCAACCCAACGGTTGGCGAGCACTTCTACCAGGAGAGAGGCATTCTGCAGGTCAACCTGCAATACCCACCTCTGGCGGGCACCTTGGCATGTGCTCAGCAGGCTGAGTTGATCCGGGCGCTCTTCAAGCGCGGGGCTGCCTTCACCGACGGCGGCGTAACCGTGCAGATCGACCGTACCGCCGAGATCGGCGCTGGCGATCAAGTTGAAGGGCGCTGGAAGCAGATCGTCAGGGTCCGCTGGCACGCCGACATCTTTACCTCATAAATCACCGAAGCCGCCGCAAGGCGGTTTTTTCATTCCGGCTCGCCATGTGCGGGCCTTTTTCATTTCTGAAAGGCTTCACATGTCCGCTACTGCAAATGGCATCAACACCCTGCTGGTGATCGGCAAGCAATCCGCCGAGGGCACTAAGGCCCTGGTCGGCAGCGGCCAACTCTACCCACGCGTGACCGCGTCGTTCGACACCGACGCCGACAAATACTCGTCCAACGAGATCGACCCGAGTCAACAGCAGGGCGACACCCGCCTGGGTAACTTCCGCACCAGTGGTGATATCAAGGGCGAGGCCTCCTGCGGCTCCTACGCGATCCTGATGGCTGCGCTGATGCGCCGCGACTTCACCGCCGGCGGAGTCACCACCGCGCAGGTCACCATCTCCTCGGCGGCTGGCGGCTTCGTTCGCTCGGCGGGCTCCTGGTTGTCCGATGGTCACCGCGCCGGCACAGTGGTGCGCGCCGCCGGCTTTGCAACCACCGGCGTGCCGAACAACGCGAAGAACTTCTTCGTCACCAGCGTCACCGCGCTGAACCTGAACGGCCAGTTCCTGGACGGCTCGACCTGCGCCGTGAAGGCGGCCGGCGACACCGTGACCATCACCGCCACCGGCAAGCGCACCTATACGCCGCTGACCGGCCACACCACCGACTGGTTCACCGCTGAAATCCAGAGCCCTGACATCACTGTTTTCCGCAGCTTCGTCGACCAGCTGGTGAGCAAGATGGACATGGCCGTGCAGCCGAACGGCATGACCAGCTGCGACTTCACCTTCATGGGCAAGCGCGAAGACCCAACCCTCGGCGCCGCCTACTTCACCTCCCCGGCGGCCACGCCTAGCACCGGTAAGTTCTCCGGGGCCACGGCCATGCTGTCGGTCGCTGGCGTTCCCTCGCTGATCTGCACCGGCATGTCCGTCTCGATGGATGGCCAGGTGAAAATCGACCCGGTCATCGGTTCGAAGTTCGCCACTGCGGCATCGCGCGGCAAGGTCGTTGGCACCGGTCAGTTCACCGTCCTGATGCAGGACAGCACCTACCTCGACTACTTCAAGGCCGAGACCGAAGTATCGCTGGCCTACGCCATGGCCGCGAGCAATGCGGCGCTCGCCGATGTCATGACGCTGGCCGCTGGTCGCATCAAGATCACTTCGGCCAAGGTCGACGACGGCGAGAAGAACAAGATCGTCACCTGCCAGTTCGACATCTTGCGCTACAAGGGCAGCGACCTGCAGCACGAGCTGACCACCCTGGCGATCCAAGACACCACTCTGTAATCCGGCCGTTCGGCCACCACTCACGGCGCAAGCCATCCCCAGCACCGACCGGTCGCTGTCGCCTTCGCGGGCGCGGCGGCCGGCACGGGCACATATTTCCCCGCGAAAGGTACTACCCATGAACGCTGCTCAAACCATCGCCGCTGTCGGCTTCGATATCCTGAACTTGACCACTCCTGTTGATCTGGCCGCGCCGGTCACTTTCGACGTGAACGTGCTGTTCAACGACGACGGCGACGCGATCGCCAGCCTGGTCATCGTCGGCAAGAATAGCCCCGAATACCAGGCCGAAAGCCATGCCCTGCGCGCCGAGGGTCACAAGCGCGCGGCGAAGCGCCAAACCGCCATCGATGCCAAGACCGACGAGGGTGCTGTGAAGCTGGTCGACCTGATCGACGGCAATCAAGAGCGCCTGGCGCTGGCCGTTGTTGTGGGCTGGAAGGGCTTCACCAGCGCCGGCGTCGAAGTGCCGTTCGATAAGGCGCTCGTAAAACAGGGCTTCGCCAAGTATCCAACCTGGGTTGATCTGATCTCCGCCGCGCTGGCTGTGGACGCAAATTTTATGAAGCTCTCGTCGCCAACCTCCTTGCCTTCGCCAAACACCAGTTCGAACGAATAAGCAAGGCCGCCGACGGCAACGCAGTCGGTGATCACGTTGATGCCGCTAAGCGTCACCCGCTCTACAAGGCGGATGACGCGCCGGCGGCGCCTGAGGTGCCGCTGGAGCTTGAATACCTCTGGCTGCTGTTCCTCAAGCTCAGCCGCAAGAGGCAGAACGGTATGGGGCCAAACCCCATCACCAGCGAGGAAGTTCTCGCCTGGTGCACCCGCCAGCAGGTCGTGCTCACCCCATCCGAACACACGGTCATCGACCAAATCGATGACCTGTTCCTGTCGCAACAATACAAGAAGGAAAAGTGATGCCTGATATCGCCTCAATCGGACTCGGCATGGATTCGCGGCCTGTTGTGGAAGGCACTAAGGCACTTGATGCCCTTGGTGCGTCCGCAACAGCTGTAGAGCCGAAGATCGATAAGGTCGCCAAGGCGGCGGATGGAATGAGCGAGGCGAGCGCCAAGGTCTGGCGTTACGGCACCGATGCGGCTAAGGCGGTTGAGGCGCTGGGCGCGGCGAGTGCGCGCACCGGAGAGCGCACCCAGGCCACCAATGGCCAGATGTCCGACACGGCCAAGATCATGCAAGCCCAGGCCACCGAGGCGCGCGCAGCAGCCCAGGCCAACGTCGCGCTGGGGGCCTCCTCTCAGCAGATGACCATCGGCTCCCAGCTCTTCATCGAGAAGCTACGCGAGCAGGCCGCCACAGTGGGCATGAGCCGCTCGCAGCTGGCCGCCTATCAAGCGGCGCAGCTGGGCGTCTCGCGGGAGGCTGAGGCCTCCGTGGCAAAGCTGAAGGCCTACGAGGAAGCGATCAAAGGGGCGGCCGATGCTAAAGCTCAGGCGGCGAAGCAGACCAACGTACTGACCGACGCCATCAAGATCCTGGCGGCTGGCTACGGCGCACTGAAGCTGACCGAATACATCAAGGACGCCGCGCTGCTGGCCGCGCGTTACGAGACGCTGGGCATCGTGTCGACCGTCGTCGGCAAGAACGCTGGCTACACCAAGACGCAGATGGACACGGCCACCGACGCCATCGCGCGTCAAGGCATCACCATGATCGAGTCGCGCCAGTCGGCAATCAAGCTGGTGCAGGCACACGTCGACCTGACCAATGCGACCGGCCTGGCCCGAATCGCGCAGGATGCCGCGGTGATCGGCAACATCAATTCGTCCGAGGCCTTCGACCGCCTGGTCAACGGCGTCGCTCGCGGCAACACCCTGATCCTGCGCAACATCGGCATCAACGTGAACCTGCAGGCGGCGTATCAGCAGATGGCGGCCGAGCTTGGCAAGAGCACGAAAGAGCTGACCGAGAACGAGCGGGTGCAGGCGCGCCTGAACGCCGTGCTCGAACGCGGGACCGACATCGCCGGCACCTACGAGGCCTCGATGGACACGGCCGGCAAGCAGCTGAAGTCCATGCAGCGCTACACCGAGGACCTGAAGACCGTCATCGGCGAGACCTTCACCGAGGTGCTGACCATCGGCGTCATGGCGCTGACCGACCACCTCAAGGACGCGAACAAGGAAGTCAACGAGCTCTCAAAGAATCAGCAACTGCACGAGTGGGGCCGCTCCTTGGCTGACGTGTTCATCTGGGTTGCGAACAAAGTCGGCAATGCCACGACACTGCTGCAGCAAGCATCGGCATGGGCTGACCACAAGTCCGCGCGCGATGACATCGACTCGAAGTACAAAGGCCTGGCTAACGACAACGCCAAGAACTCCAGTTTCTGGGATATCGGCTTCTCCGATTCCGGGAAGCGCCTGGCTGCCGCAAAGGCCGCCGAAATGGCGGAGGAGAACGTCGCTTACGTGACCCAGCAGGCAAAGCTTGCCGGGCAATACGACGCCTTCGCAAAGGCGGGCGCCGAGCGCGAAACCGTGATGACGGCCAAGCACAAGGCCGAGGCAGACGCACGCCTGAAGGTCGATACCGATTATGCGGAGAAGTCGCGTGCGGTGCAGGTTGCATACGCCGGGTACAGCCTGAAAATCCAACAGGATGCCCAGATGGCGCTGGCCAAGTCCGTGTACGTCGGCACTCCAACGTTCCGTGATACCGAAGGCCGTGAGCCGAAGGCAAAGGTCAATCAGGTCGAGAGTACCGAGTTGGCGGACCGGCTCGCCCGCATCCAGGACCTGGTCGGCGCCGAGAAGCAGATGTACGACACCATGTCGAAGATGGACGACATGTTCCATGCCGCCGGAAAGATGGGTGACGCCGAGTATTACCAGAACAAGCGCGACTACGCGGCCGCCGCGGCGAAGGACCAGATCGACGGCTACACCAAGCAGATCGCTGACCTGCGGGCGTACCACAACGCGACCGCTGCTGAGGCGGCGAAGCATGCCAAGCAGATCAACGACATCGAGGCGAAGCGCGCGGCCGCCGGCGTGAATGCGCAGGATGAGCAGAACCTCCTGACCGCCAAGGAATCCCTGCGCCTGGATGCGATTGCATCCGCATCCGAGGATGCCACAAATAAATACCTCGCCGGCCTGGATCAAGAGGCTAAAAAACTGGAAGAGTCGAACGCCGCGCACGAAACATCGAAGGGTGCCGTCGAGCGCGAGAACATCGCCCGCCTGGATGCTGCCATCGCGGCCCAGCAGCAGTTCATGGCCGAGCAGGTGCTGTTCGGCGCCACCGACGCCGAGTTGGCGCAGGCGCCAGTCATCCTGAAATATCTGGAGGACGTGCGCGCCGCGCGTGCGCGCATTGCCGCAGGCATGGATCAGCAGCAGGCCGGCCAGTTCAAGGACAAGATGGCCGACCAGGCGATCAAGGATTGGCAGCGCGCTGGCCAGAGCATCGCCGATAGCCTGACGTCCGCCTTCGGCGCCGGCGGCAAGGCACTGGGCGGCATGTTCCAGGCATATGCCAAGGGCATGGAAGGGCAGCTGCGCGCGCAGAAGGACCTGGCCCTCGCCAAGAAGCAGGCCGATGACGATCCGGCAAAGATCGAGGCGATCAACCGCGCCCAGCTGGCCGGTGCCCAATCGCAGATCCAAGGCTACGCCGGCATGACGTCCGCTGCCCAGGGATTCTTCGCTGAGGGCTCGCGCGGCTACCAGGCCATGCACGCAGCGACCGTGGCGTTGCAGGGCGCCGAGATTGCGCTCAGCCTGATCAAAGGCGTCAACGCGGTGCTGACGCAGGGTGAGGGTGATCCCTACTCGGCGTTCGTTCGCATGGCCGCCATGGCCGCCATCGTGACTGGCCTGGGCGTTGCGCTCAGCGGCGGTGGTGGCGGTGGTGGCGGGCAGTCGGCCGCCGACGTCCAGAAAGCACAAGGCACCGGTTCGGTGTTCGGCGACAGCTCCGCGAAGTCGGACTCGGTGCGCCATTCGATCGAGCAGATGTCGGCGAATACCGACCTGCTGGTCCCGATCAACCAGGGCATGCTGACGTCGCTCAAGGCGATCGAGGCGTCGATGGTTGGCCTGACCAACCTGGTGGTGCGCACGCCGGGCGTCACCGACGGCACCAACATGGGCATCCAGACCGGCACAATCGGCAAGTCGACTGGGGCATCCATCGCCGCCGGCGCGCAGGTTGGCTCGATGATCGGCGGTTATATCGCTGGCCCCGTAGGCATGATGGTCGGCGCCATCGGTGGGGCAATCGTCGGCGGCCTCAAAAGCATCTGGGGCAAGACGACTCAGAACATTGTTGATTCCGGCCTTCAGTATGGCGGCAGTGTGCGTAGTCTCCAGGACGGGAAGGGCTTCGACCAGTACGCCAGCGTGGATACCACGAAGTCGAGCTTCTTTGGCCTGTCGAAGAGCACCAGCAACTCCGTGCAGACCCAGGGCTTGAATGATGAGCTGTCGAAGCAATTTGGCCTGATCTTCACGAACCTGGACAAGTCCCTGCAGGCCGCATCGGTGGCACTGGGCGGCTCGGCCGCCGACGTGACCAAGGTGCTGGACGGCCTGACGCTGGAAAGCACCAAGGTCTCGCTCAAGGGGCTGACCGGCACGGCGCTGACCGATGCGCTGAACTCGGTCATTTCGAAATCGATGGACGACATCGCGTCGGCCGCCTTCCCGCAGATGGACCAGTTCCGCAAGGTGGGCGAGGGTTATGCCGAGACCGTCATGCGTATCGCCGGCGACTACGCCAAGCTCGACTCGATCCTGGCTGCTACCGGCACGACGTTCGGCCCGGTAGGCATGGCCAGCCTCGCTGCGCGCGAGCACCTGATCGAGCTGGCCGGCGGCATCGACCAGCTGAACAGCCAGACGAACTCGTTCTCGCAGAACTTCCTGTCGAAGGCCGAGCAGCTGGCGCCGGTGCAGAAGTACGTCACCGACCAGCTGGCCGCCATGGGCCTGCAGAGCCTGACCACGCGCGACCAGTTCAAGGACTACGCGCTGGGCCTAGCCAACTCCGGCGCTCTCGCCACCGACGCCGGCGCGCAGCAGTACGCCTCGCTGATGGCTCTGTCTGAAGCCTTCGCCAAGACCCATGCCGCCACGGTCGACCTGACTAAGTCGGAGCAGGAAGTTGCTGACGAGCGCACCGACCTGCAGAACAAGCTCGACGATCTGACGATGTCGCAGGCGCAGTTGGCGGAGAAAGCTGAGAAGGCGATTTCATCCCACAACCTGGCGCTATACCAGCAGGTACAGGCTGCCGAATTGCTGGAGAAGAAACGCGCGATGGAAATCACGCTCATGGAGCTGACGGGCGACAAGGCTGGCGCGCTGGCGGCGAACCGCGCAACTGAACTCGCCGGCATGTCGGCGGCGTTGCGTCCGACGCAAGAGCTGATCTACGCCCAGCAGGATTTGGCCGCGGCAACACAGGAAACGGCCACCATCCTCGGCCTACAAGCTCAAATGTACGCTGCCAACGGCGACAAAGTCAGCGCGGCAGCGGTTCTGGAACAGCAGCATGCAGCATCGCTGGTTGGCCTCACTCCGGCGGTGGCGGCCGCAACGCAGGCCACCTGGGCTGCGCAGGCTGCTGAGAAGGCGAAAAAGGATGCTCTGGACGAGTCGAACGCGATCCTCGGATTGCAAGCCCAGTTGCTTGCATCCACCGGTGATAAGGCCGGCGCCGCCGCAGTGCTGGAGCAGCAACACATCAACGCCTTGACCGGCCTGACACCCGCCGTCGCTCAAGCCACCAAGGAACTGTGGGCAGCGCAGGCGGCCGAGAAATTCCATGCGGACGCCATGGCAAATCGTTCGGCGGTACTCACGCAGCAGGCCGCCTACTACACGACCATCAACGACAAGGCCAGCCTGGCCCGCGTCACCGAAGATCAGCGCACCGCGTCGCTTGTCGGTCAGACCGCCGAGGTTGCGAACTGGACGCGCATGGCATGGGCTGCAGCGGATGCCGAGAAGGCGCGCACCAACGCGCTGGCGGAATCGAACGCGATATTGCAGCTGCAGGCGCAAACTGCCGCCGCAACCGGTGACCAGGCTGCCGCGGCTGCGGTTCTTGAGCAGCAACATACCAATGCCATGATTGGCTTGTCGCCGGCCGTAGCGGATGCTACTCGGACGATGTGGGCCGCCGAGCAGGCTGCGAAGGCCAAGGCCAGTGTTGATAGCTTGACCGTCGAACTCCTCAACGCTCAAGGGTTGTCGCAGGAGGCTGTCAACCTGCAGCGCCGGGCGGAGATTGCCGCCCTCTCGGACACTGAGCGCGCGCTCAAGGAGTCCACTTATGCGGCGATCGACAAGGCCAAGACGGGCAGCCTGCAAGTTCAGCTTCTGCAAGCGCAGGGCAATGATGCGGCGGCCACCGTCCTTCAGCGTCAACAAGCGCTTGCCGCACTCGGCGTTCAGGATCGCGCCCTTCAGCAGGCAATTTACGACGCGCAAGACAAGCATGTAGCTGACCAACAGGCCGCTCAGGTTGCTGCGGCCATGGCTCAGGCCCAGCAGCAGGCGGCCGAGGAGTCGAAGCGCGCTGCCGAGGCGCTGAAATCCGCATGGCAGGGCCTGACCGATTCGATCACCGATGAGGTGAAGCGTATCCGCGGCCTGATCGATGGTGGTGGTGAGCAGTCCTACGCCAGTTCGCAGGCGGCATTTGCCATCGCGACGGGGCAGGCGCGCTCCGGCGATCAGGACGCGGCGAAGTTGCTGCCAAGCCTGTCGAAAGCGATGCTCGACCTGGCGGAAGCCAACGCCGTGACGTCGTTCGATCTGCGCCTGGCGCGCGCGCAGGCAGCAGCAAGCCTGACGCAGACCAACAGCATCATTGCCGCGCAGTTCGGCTTGAAGGTGCCGAGCTTCGACGTCGGCACCGACTACATAAGCCAGACAGGCCTGGCCCTTGTGCATCAGGGCGAATCGATCACGCCTGCTGCGTCCAACCGTCCGTACACGCAATCGAACGCCGGCGGCGGCAACGCCGAACTGGTGGCCGAGATTCGCGCGCTGCGTGCGGAAGTGGCTGCACTTCGCAGCGACAACTCGACATGGAGTGCGCCTATGGGGCGCGACATGAAGCGCGTGGCTGACACGCTGGAAATTGTCACCGATGGCGGCAACGCCATGCGCACGAAAGAGGAGGCGTAATGCCAGTTGAATCGGACTTTCGCATCATCCGCCCGCTGTCGATGACGGATGCACTGCTGAGCAGCAGCACTGTCCCGGAGATCAAGGAGGTGGAATGGAGTAGCGGTTCCACGTATGGCCTTGGTGATGTGCGGGGCGTCTCCGGCGCAAACAACTCTCAGCAGGTATATCAGTCGCTGGCGGCAGCCAATACAAACCATGCACCAGCCAGCTCGCCGGCATGGTGGAAGCCCATGGGTCTGGTGTATGGGACCTACTCTTCGGGCGCCACCTACGCGCTGGGCGACATCGTTACCGTGATCACAGCAAACTCCCATCTGCTGTACCAGTCGGTGATCGCCGCCAACGTCGGAAATCCTGTGTCGGACGTGACGAAGTGGACGGTTGTTGGCGCGACCAACCGCTGGCTCATGTTCGATAAATCGGTGCAGAGCCAGACGGTTGCTCCACGGAGCATTACCCAGGTCATCACGCCGGGGGCGCTCGTCAACACCATCACGCTCCTCAATATCACCGGCGCCAGCGCCACCGTTTCCCAGGCGGTGAGCGGGTACAGCAAAACAAAGCGGTTGCTGAGCCATGACGTGCTGAACTGGTACGACTGGTACTACGAGGATCTGACCCAGCTGACAGACGTGGTTTTCGATGACGTCCCACCATACCCGGACAGCGCGCTCACCATCACCGTGGACAACGGCACCGTCGATGCGGGCCTGGGCTGCTGCTTCATCGGCAAGAGCCGAACCATTGGCAGCACGCAGTGGGAACTCACCGGTGGCGTCCTCAGCTATTCCACCAGCAAGGAGGAGTTGGGCGTCATCACGATGGTCAAGCGCGCAAACGCAAAGCGCCTGAATTTCGAAGTCCGAATCAATCTTGGCTTCGAGGACGAGGCATACAGGCTGCTCACGCAATACACCGACGTGGAGATCGTGATCATCGCGACGTCTTCCTACGCCATGGGCTTGGCCTACGGCTTCCTGGGGCAATGGAGCGTCCCTATTTCCAACAGCGGAAAAACCGCACCAATCGAATTCCGGGCCCTCACATGACGATTACGCAAGTTATTACCCCGCTCCCGGCTAATCCGGATCCGGCTGTCGATGGCGCAGAGCAGTTCAGCATCAAGGCTGCTGCGAGCGTGCTCGCCCAGAAGGCCATGGTGCCCGAGCTGAACACGATGACCGCGCAGATGAATACGACCGCCAGCCAGGTCACTACTGACGCTGCCACGGCTACGGCCCTGGCGGCTGCGGCGGCCGCATCGGCCATGGATGCAGCTTCCGCTGCGACTGCTGCTGCCAATGCCTCCAACGCGATCAAGTGGGTGAGCGGCACCACGTACGCCGATGGCGACGTGGTCTGGTCTCCGCTATCATCGGGCCGGTTTGGCTACCGCCGCATCGGCGCTGGCGCGGGCACGACTGACCCGAGCCTCGACCCGACGCACTGGGCTCTGCAGCTATACCCCCTCGGCCTGGGTGGCGCAACAATCACAGGCAGCATCTCTTTGGTCAGCACATCAGCCGCAGCCATCAAGCTGGCCGCCACTCTCCCTGGCCAATACGTCCAACTGCCCGTCGCCACCACCTGCGTAAAGGCTGCCCTGCAGTTTGTGTGTGACAACACCACTGGAGAGTTCTACCACGGTATCCAGGACGGCGCCGGCAATGTGCTTGGTTGGGTACGGCCCGGCACCACGGCGGTGTTCGGCCTGGCCGATAACACCACCTCAGCCGGCGTGTGGATTATGACCGGGATCAGCAAAGTGGGCGTCACCGCCATGCTCGATGTCCCGTCGTGGATTACTGGCAATAATATTGCCCGCCTGGCGGTCGACGCGAACCGCACCATGCTTATGGTATTCCTCAGCGGCGGGCCTACGTACGTTGTGGTCTACGACGCGTCCTCCCAGAGCTGGGGTAGCCCAGTGTTCCTTGGCAACGTGAGTAACGGCTGTGCAAGGATGGCGCTTTCCACTGCCAATCAGGTGCTGGTGGCATATGCAAACGCCAGCACGCTGTACTCACTGACCCTGACAATTTCTGGTGTCGGAGTTACGCCCAATACCGCCGGTCTGAATTCGGTGGCCACCTCCAGTAATATTGTCGATATGAGCGCGCTGCGCGGCGTCGGAGCTTCTTGGGTTCTCGGGTATGTGCTGTCTACCGGCAGCGCCACAGGGGCGCGCACCATCTCTCTATCCGGGACGGCGCCCACCATCGGTGCCGAGTCAGCGCTCAGCGGAACGGCTACGGCACCAAGGGTCTTTGCGACTGGCAGTGTGGCCCGCATCGTCAGCGCCGGCACTAGTGGCCTCTACTGCCAGCCCTTCACCATCTCCGGCTCGAGCATGGCGCCTGGAGCTGCTGCCTCTACAGCAGCCACGGCTGCGGATTGTGTCGCCTTCATGAATGGCAGCGGTAATATCGTTGTTTTCTACATTAACACTACATCGTACGGAGCGATCTTCAAGTTGACGTCTACGACCGAGGCGGTCAGCTCGGTCAATTTGAACTCCTCCACAATGGGGACGTTTGGGTCTCTAGATTACGTCGAGCTGTCGACGACCAAAGTGGCGTATCTGACGCAAGCCTCATTCTCCGGCATAGCGGGGACTGTCACAGATACGGCGGGAACTATAAGCACCGGCACGCCGCTCACCGTGGCCGAAACGATAGGGGCCATTGGCGCGTTGGCGCCTGTCGGCACGGTCGCCCGCTTCTCGGTAACATCAGCAACCCTGAAGAGCTGCCAGTTGCGTTTTGACTGCTCCAGCTCCTCGCCAGCGCTACTGGCTTCCCCCGCATCCGGAGTGGATATGGGGGACGTTGGACTTCGCCCGAGGGACGGCTCTCGCAGCTGGCAATTACTCACGGCCGGAGCTACGTCTCTCGTGCTACCCGGCAGCACCTCCTCACCGATTGCGGTCTACACCCCGAACGGCATCCGGTCGCTTCCCGCGCTTGATGTGCTGGCACACGTTGGCGTGCCAGGCGCGGCCAACGAGGCGTGGGTATCAACGCAGACCGCAATCGGAACATCCATCCGTCGAATCGAGTCCGCCGCATGAAGACCCTGAAAACAGCCAATGGCCAGTTCGGCCCATTCCGATCTGCCGTAGCCATGAGCGACCGCTACCACTGCGATGGCATCGACTACTTCTTCTCGGTCGTCGGCGCCCCTGGCACTTCCACGATCGATGAAGGCACTCCCGACCCGATCCCGGTGCCGCCAGTAGTACCCGCCGTCATCCCGATGCTCAACGCCCGCACCCAGCTGTACTTGGCTGGCTGGCTCACTCCCTGGGAGGATCTGCTGGCCGCGATGACCGGCCCTGACGGTGATCTGGCGCGCATCAAATGGGCCACCGCCCAGACCGTGCGTCGCGACGATCCTCTCGTGTTGTTCGCCATCGCGGCGCTTAACAAGACGGACGCCGAGGCCGATGCGCTGTTCATCGCCGCCGCGGCGATCCCATAAATCACACCCACCAAGCCCGCGCACGGGCAACACGTCGAAAGGGCGCTATGCCAGATCCAAATCAAGACGCGCTTATCGAGGCCCGAATCAGCATCGCCACATTGGAGGCTGAAGTCAGCCACCTGACCGCCGGCATGATCGACCTCAAAGCCAGCCAGGCAGCGATGGGCGCGAAGCTGGACGCGGTCCTGGCCCAGTTGTCCGAAGCGAAGGGCGGCTGGAAGACCCTGATGCTGGTGGGCGGTGCCGCCTCATCCATTGGCGCCGGCCTGACCTGGCTCCTGAACCACATACCGAAAGGCTAAAAATGCAACTCGTAGAAAACTGGCAGGCCATCCTGAAGAAGGCGTGGAGCTTGAAGTTCACGGCCGCCGCCGCCATCCTCGGCGGCGCAGAAGTAGTCGTCGGCCAGATTCAGCCGGCCGGCATCCCGAACGGCATCTTCGCCGGCATCGCCATGCTGGTGTCGATTGGCGCATTCGCATCGCGCCTGCTGGCGCAACAGGAGATCCATGATGACCCGGCCAAGTAACCGCAGTCTGGCCGCGATCATCGGCAGCGTGGCGGCGGCCGGCGTGCTGGCGCTGACGCCACTCTTCGAAGGCACGGTCACGAAGACCTACCGCGACCAGGGCGGCGTGCTGACCTACTGCACCGGCGCCACCGAGGATGCACAGTGGGGCCGCACCTACACGCCTGAGCAGTGCAAGGCGCAGCTGGACCGCGACCTGGCGCGCCATGCCGAGGGCATGATGGCGTGCATCCATGTTCCGATGGCCGACGGCCAGAAGATCGCCTACACCGACGTGACCTACAACATCGGAGTGACGGCGTTCTGCGGATCGAGCATGGCGCGGCGCACGAACGCGGGCGACGCCGGCGGCGGCTGCGAGGCGTTGATGGCGTGGAACAAGATCGGCATCACTGAGAATCGCGGCCTGACTCGCCGGCGCGCCGCGGAGCGCGACATCTGCTTGCGGGGCCTGGAGTGAGCGCCCTCGGAGACCTGGCCGGCGCCGCCGGCGGCGCAGTCACGGGCGGCCTGTGGAAGGTCGGCGCCATCGTCCTGGCCGTGCTACTGCTGACCACGGCCGGCGGCCTGGGCTTCGAGTGGTGGCTGGCGGCCCACGATCGCGACATCGCGCGCGCCGACCTGAAGACAGAGCGGGGCGTCAGCGCCGGGTTGCGCGTCGCAATCGGCACCCAGAACACGGCGGTCCTGGCGCAGGCCACGCTGGCGCGCGAGGCGGAGGCGCGCGGCGAGGCTGCTCAGAAGTTGGCCGCGGCAAATGGCCGGCGCTTCGATGGCGCACTGGCCAGCTTGGCTGGCACCCGCGCCGCGACCTGCACCGAGGCCATGCCGGCCGTCAACCAGCTGCTGAAGGATATCAAATGAAAAAGCTGATCCTGGTGCTGGCCTTGGCCGGCTGCGGCAGCGCGCCGCCGGCGCCGGCGCCGCAGATCGTCAACGTGCCGGTCTACACCCCGTGCGTGAAGGAATCGCCGGCTCGGCCGGACTTCGAATTCGGTGCGCTGTCGCTCGATGCCACCGACGGCGACAAGGTCCTGGCGCTGGCCCGCGACTGGCCGCGCGGCCGGAAGTACGAGGGGGAACTGGAAGCGGCGCTGGCCGGTTGCCTGTAGGCTGAGCAACGGTCGCGCCTCGTTGAATATACAGTTGTAAGTCATTGATTTTCACTGTCATATACAGTTGTTCATGGTGGGTGTTGTATAATGCTGCCTTTCCGCCTAACGGCATGATTTTATTCAGAAAAGTCCATATTTAACATGCTAAGTACAGCAAACATCACCATGCAATTCGGCGCCAAGCCGCTGTTCGAAAACATTTCCGTCAAATTCGGCGATGGCAACCGCTATGGCCTGATCGGCGCCAACGGTTGCGGCAAGTCCACCTTCATGAAAATCCTGGGCGGCGACCTGGAGCCGTCGGGCGGCAACGTGATGCTGGATACGAACGAGCGCCTGGGCAAGCTGCGCCAGGACCAGTTCGCGTACGAAGACATGCGCGTGCTCGACGTGGTGATGATGGGCCACACCGAAATGTGGGCGGCGATGCAGGAACGCGACGCCATCTACGCCAATCCGGAAGCCACCGACGACGACTACATGAAGGCCGCCGAGCTGGAAGGCAAAGTCTCCGAGTACGACGGCTACACCGCCGAATCGCGCGCGGGCGAGCTGCTGCTGGGCGCCGGCGTGGCGATCGACCTGCACAAGGGGCCGATGAGCAATGTGTCGCCGGGCTGGAAACTGCGCGTGCTGCTGGCGCAGGCGCTGTTCTCGAATCCGGACATCCTGTTGCTTGACGAACCGACCAACAACCTGGACATCAATACGATCCGTTGGCTGGAAGACGTGCTCAACGAGCGCAATTCGACCATGATCATCATTTCCCACGATCGCCACTTCCTCAACCAGGTCTGCACCCACGTGGCCGACATGGACTACGGCACCTTGAAGATCTATCCGGGCAATTACGACGAGTACATGTTCGCCTCGACCCAGGCCCGCAACCAGCAACTGGCCAACAACGCCAAGGCCAAGGACAAAGTCGCCGAGCTGCAGGACTTCGTACGCCGCTTCGCCGCCAACAAGTCCAAGGCCCGCCAGGCCACCTCGCGCGCCAAGCAGATCGAGAAGATCAAGGTCGACGACATCAAGCCATCGTCGCGCGCCTATCCGTTCGTGCGTTTCGACGGCGAGAAGAAGCTGCACCGCCTGGCCGTCGAGGTCGATTCGATCTCCAAGAAATACGACCGCCAGCTGTTCAACAACTTCAGCATCATGGTGGAAGCGGGCGAACGCATCGCCATCATCGGCGCCAACGGCGCCGGCAAGACCACGCTGCTGCGTTGCATCGGCGGCGACGACATCGCCCACCTGCACGCCGACCACGGCATGGTCAAGTGGGCCGAGAACGCCAACGTCGGCTACATGCCGCAGGACCCGACCGAAGAGTTCGCCAAGGACACCACGCTGACCGACTGGATGGGCGACTGGACCCAGGAAGGCGACGACGACCAGGCCGTGCGCTCCATCCTGGGCCGCCTGCTGTTCGGCGGCGACGAGGTGAAGAAATCGGTCAAGGTGCTGTCCGGCGGCGAGAAGGGCCGCATGATGTACGGCAAGCTGATGCTGGGCCGCCACAACGTGCTGCTGCTCGATGAGCCGACCAACCACATGGACATGGAATCGATCGAGTCGCTGAACATCGCGCTGGAAAAATACGCCGGCACGCTGATCTTCGTCTCGCACGATCGCGAATTCGTGTCGTCGCTGGCCAACCGCATCATCGAGATCAAGGAAAACGAGATCATCGATTTCCGCGGCAACTATGAAGACTACCTGACCAGCCAGGGCATCGATTAA